CTGGCAGCATGGCAGCACCTAGCTGGCAGCATGGCAGCACCTAGCTGGCAGCATGGCAGCACCTAGCTGGCAGCATGGCAGCACCTAGCTGGCAGCATGGCAGCACCTAGCTGGCAGCATGGCAGCACCTAGCTGGCAGCATGTTTTAATAAGGCATAAACCATTATGTTTTATTAAAGCATATTAAAAATGCATAGTGGACGGGAGCGCAAATGTTTTGCAAACCATACACGAAGGTTCTAAGGGTAAACACCTATGGTTTTTCTGTAGGATGTCTCCGATAATTTAATTGTTCGCTGATAGTGGTGAACAAAAATGTTCTTTAAAAATCTATTCTAGGTGTCGGGATGTGGTGTAAGCACATCTTATTGGCCTACGCAAAAAGCATATGCGTTAATATGTTTTATGCCCTAGTATATGGCATTGAAAATATACATAGGAAATAGCGGATAGTATATCGGGGTCGGTATGCATTAACCCGCTAGCTTTCAAATATATTTTGCATGGGGCAGAGTATATTTATCAAGCTTGTGCGATAGCGCACTATTCCATAAAGGAAACAAACAAATGGATAAATACATTAGACCATTAACCACTGGATATATTAATCACGCAGAAGAACGGGATTGTACAGTGAGAGCATTAGCAAATAGTGCGGGTATAGTATATGGTAATGCACATACTATATTAAAGAAACATGGCAGGAAAGATAAAAGGGGTTGCACCAATTATGTATGGCATGATGCATATACTAGTGCAGGACTATCCCTTGTGGGTATATATGGCACAACAAAAAATGCAAAGCATATGTCAAAGCGACTTAATATTGCAGCATATAAAGGCATAACCCTTGGGCGTATATTACCATCATTAGCCAATGGTAGTTATGTTGTTATTATCACAGGGCATGCGCTGGCAGTAGTTAGTGGACATGTCATTGATAAGGGTTTGAATCGTAGTAATTCGTCAGTGGTTGCAGTTTATAAACATTCCTGAAAGGAAACAAACACATGATATTACATTGGAAATTTAAAAATAATCATGTCTGGCAGCAGACATTCACCAATGAAAATGAAATGTATAGTTTCATTTATCGGGTTGGTCTTACTATGCACCCTGATATTATCAGCGTGTGGGTTGTAACTGGTGACAAACAAGTCACTATATTCTGAAAGGAAACATATCATGATGGGCATTAATGTTAGAAACACGAAGGATAAACCCTTTGCTGATTTAATTGTTGATGGTTTAAAAACCATAGAAACAAGGGAAAGTAATAGTTTGCATCCATATGTGGGTGAGAGAATAGCAATTGTCAGGACAGGCGAGGGTAAAGCATTTGCAATTGGTGAAGTTATTATCACTGGTTTTAGTTGGACTAATAGCGAAAGCATATTCACTAGTTATGAAGACATGCACATGGTAGAAAAAGGAAATCCCTTTTATATTAAACAGAGCATAGGTAAGTATATGTATTTCTTAGACAATGCTGTGCGTTATAAAACACCTGTTGCTGTTGGCAGGGGTATTGTGGCTAGACGATTAATCTATTAAAGGAAACAATTATGTTACTCGCATTAGGTAAATGGAATGTTCGCATCGTCAATACAGGCGACCAATATGGCCTCAATATGTGCCTTACTAATGATAAAGCACCGATGGTAGAATTCTACGATAGTAGATATCCACATACTCAGTATGGACAGTTTGTTTCTCGCTATTATATCTCCACTATACTTAATCAAGACAAGTATGGATATTATCAATACCCCAATGGACTATGCTTAGATGGCAGAGTACCAGCGTGGCATGTATCTGCTGAGGATATGGTAGATGTTCTTTATTTTCTTCAAGGATTTCAAAATGCAAACACCTAAATGTTATTATAGTTATTCTGAATCAGCTGATAATGATCTTAATAACTGGAGCGTCATTGTAGATGGGCAACCCATATGCAGCAAGCGTACATTCCCTGAAGCTGTACGCTGTGCTGAGAGTTTCAACCTAGACCCATGCTTATACTTTTGGAATGGTGTTATAGGGCAGTTTGTTCAACTAGTTAATATTGAAGAGGTGAAAGCATGACAACATACATCGACATGTTTAATGTAGACAACTACTACACTTGGGAAATGGCAGAGTTACAGGGTGCTGTATATACAGTGGCTATACATTCTGTTGATGAACCACATCATGGTGCTGGTAAGTATATTATGGATGACATACTCGCTGCCATTAATGTAACATGTGAGATGTTAGATGGTAGCCCACATGTTAGAACCCGTATTAGGAGCAAGTAATATGACCGACAAACAAATCAGTGAAGCATTCATTGTTCTGTATAAACTATTGCTTGAAGGCAATACTGTAGAGCATGAAGAATGTTTAGGGCTTGTCGCAGAAGCACAGGCTATTTGGTTAAACGAAAATTAATATTAGGAGCAAATGAAATGGCTAAAGCAGAACAATCCCACGAAGACCAATTAAGCAATGTATTTTTTGAGGCTGCATTTCCCGATGCTGATAGTCCCGCCGAACTCTATCGCCAAGTGTACAAATACACCGCTTGTGGTGCATATCTAAGTATGCAAATCGAGTACTATAAGACCATAGAACCCGATGGATTCAATGACTTTCCCTTTGACAAACTGGTCAGCGAGTGGGTTCATAGTGACGCATTGCACCAACTTGGGACTTGGAAAGACTTAGACCAACAGGGAGTGCTGGTCACTGCAATGATGGTTGGCAGCATTGTCGAAGGGGTAGACCAATGCACAGAAAGTATTGAAGTCGAAGCCAATCAATTGGACGAAGAACCAGAGGAATATGCAAAGCGTTTTTATGCCGCCTTGGGTGAAGTTGAACAGGAAGCTGAGTCTATTTGGAATGATACTCATGGATGCGAAACATGTGCCAAACATTTTGAGATAGACCTCGATGAAGAACTGTCCCCTGTCTGGACTGATTGCCCTGACTGCCAAGGGCATGGAACATCAATTTAATTATTAGGAGCAACTAACATGGCTAAAGTAGTATTTGAAAACAATGAATATATTTTGCGTGATGATTGGAGCATTGATGATGTTCGCAATGTCATAGAATGTAATAACATTGAAGAGGCTGAGTCTTTTACTGATGATGATTGTGTCCGTGTACTTCAAAGAGTGGCAGAGGGTTTCGATGCTAATTATGGCATCACATGGGACAGTATAGACTTTGTTATCAATCAACTTATAGAAGAAACAAAATGAAAACATTTACAATAGTTATGACCCGTACAGTTTATCAATGTGCTGAAATTGAAGTAGAGGCATCTTCTAAATCAGAAGCTGTGCAGCAAGTATTAGATACTCCAGAGCAGCATGTGTGGGATACAGACTTTATATTAGATTATGAAATTGATTACTTGGAAGAAACAAAATGAAAACATTTACAGTGATTGTATACTCCGATGCAGGGCATGCATGGGGTAAGGTGAAGCGTCAAGTGCTGGTCAATCTAGGCATTGCCCATAAGATCAGCAGCTACAGCTACCAGTATAAGGACAATGTATATCTTGAAGAAGATTGTGATCTGCCCCTATTACATGACGCATTGCTTAAGAGCGATACCAATATTAAGTTTGTTGAAAAGCATACAAACAATATGTCTCGCATCCGGTCTTATGAACATTACTCTGTCAGGTCTAATCTTCTAGATCATATGTTTCCAGATTTAAAAACTAACCTGTCAAACCTGACAATTTATTCTACAGAAAGCGCAGCATCATGATAAGCACAGTCCAAACAGCATGGGAGATATTAAATGCAGCATTGTATGATCTTGAAGTGGGTGACCCTGCTGATGGCATCAATGCTGTTGAAGAGGCACGGAGTATGTTAGAGAAACTAATTGAAGAAAGCGCAACATCATGATAGATACTAGAGTGCCATCAATTACACTGGTATATAAACTGGTGAACGCTGCTATACATGAGTTTAAAGATAAAGAATATGAAGAGGCCATTGAATCACTTGAGATGGCGAAAAGAACTCTGGAGGATATCGCAGATGTTTAATATGCTAGCAATAAGCGCTGGTTGTTTTGCCATATTATCCTTTGCCTTTTGGGTAGGTGGTGAGACTGAGCGTATGAAACAGGAGCTAGCAGAGGCACATACACAAAGCCGATGCTACGCTAAGGGCAAGTTCGAAGCATTCGTTGCTAAGGATGGTGCAGACTTTGTTTGTTTCAAACAAAACATTGAGACAAAGAAGATTAGTAGATCATCAATTGTTATGGGAGAGTGAGTATGTCATTGGAATATATGCTTGGGTATATGCAAGGACGCAGAGGACAATTTCGTTGTCGGCAAAATGTCAGTGATGAATATAATGCCGGATACTTGAAAGGGTTTGCGTTATATGAAGGTGACATGATGATATTGAGACAACTAGTTAATAGGTACAACAAATGAAAGGCGCTTATATGATTACCGATATTGATATCAATGACTTCGATGTGCTGCCAGTGCGTGAGCTTTACAAAGTAAGGCCACGAAGCTATGTGCAAGTGCCACTAGGTGATGTGTTCTTTTTTGATCACATCGATGGTGCTTACAGCTACTGCCTGAACATGTTCGGTGACAAGTGTAACTTGGCAGCATGGCAGAGTGTGCATCCACTGGTCAAGAAAGACAAAGACCCTGCACCACAGTCAACTTCTGATTGACAAATATTTAACTTCTCTTTTACAATCAATCCCGTAGCAACTTCGCTATCTTCTCATAGGAAATACATCATGTCTAAACATGTCATCTTCTCCCGCAATGTCAACAACACTGCCCTGTCCATCGAGCGCATGCAGCAGCTTGCCCCTGCTGCCTTTGCCACCACCAAGCATGAGCGTTTGACAGACCGCTACATGCCGCTGCATACCAGCAGCTTGCTGCCTGTGCTGGCAGACTATGGCTACTCACCAGTGCAAGCAGCACAGAAGCGTAGCCGCAAGGCTAGCGCTGAGCATAGCGCACACATGCTGGCCTTTGCCCGTACCAACAACACCTTCGGAGACTTTGGTGAGGGTGACATCCGTCCTGAAATCATTCTGTACAACAGCCACGATGGCAGTGGCAGCGTTAAGCTTTTCGCTGGTGCATTCCGTTTCATTTGCAGCAATGGCATTGTTGCTGGTGATGGCTTTCAAAGCCGCTTGTACCACAACAAGTCAGCAATGCTTGGCTTTGAAGACATGCTGCGCGGCACTGTGGAAGTGCTGCCAGCTATGATGGAGCGCATCAACATGCTGCGTAGTGTGCAGTTGTCCAGTGCCACTGCGTATGAGATGGCTAAGCGTAGTGTCGCTACTCGATGGGACATGTATGATGCACAGGAAACTGGCGTGTATGCCACTGACAAGACCATCACTGATCTGCTTTTTGTTGATCGTAATGAAGACAACTTCACCGATGCCTTCACTGTGTTCAACCGCATTCAGGAGAGCGTCATTCGTGGCAAGGCATTCGTCAAGAGCTTGACTAAGGCCACACCTTATGGCTCTATGCGTAAGGCACGACCTGTCAACAGCGTGAAGGAAAACATCCGCATCAATGGTGAGTTGTGGAACATTGCTGAAGAGATGGCGCTGGCCTGATGAAACCAGCGTACCTTGTGACACACCGAGGGCAGTGGCGCTATCTGCCACCCATACAGGCAGTCAACGATGGTGTTGTCGAGCGCTGTATGCTTGGCACTGATGACGCTGCTGCCTTCGCCTATGCTGCTGCCAGCAATGCTAAGCTTGAGGCATGGCGGCAGCATCGTAAGCATGTCAAGAGCATGAGTGCTGACAGCAACATTGGATTGCTTGTTGAAAACTATTTAGCAAGTGATGTATTCAAAGCGTTAGCACCACTGACAAGGCAGGGATATGCTCTTGCCTTCACCCACTGGCAGGACAATGGCATTGTCGGTGGTAGAAGGCTTGACAAGATCAAGGTGTCGGGTCTTGATGCTATGACTTGCCAGAAGATTTATGATATGATGGCAAGGGTGTCTGTCAGCAATGCCAATGGTTGCCTTGCTGTGTGGCGTTTGTTGTTTAGCTATGCTATACGCAATGGCTACTGCCAATACAATCCTTTCAAAGCTGTAAAGAAACAAACAACAAAGCCAAGGCGTGTCACATGGGAGCGTGAACATGTCAGGGCATTCTTGAATGTGGCATACAGCAATTGGAAGACCCGTAGCATAGGGCTTATCATTCACATGGCCTATGAGCTAGCGCAGCGATCAACTGACATGCGCCTGATCAAGTGGGCAGACTATGACGCAGCTAAGGGTGTGCTGGTGGTGGTGCAAAGCAAGCGTGGTAGCAGGGTTGAGTTGCCTGTTAGCAAGGGCTTACAGCAAATGCTTGAGCAGCAAGCTAAAGATTTTAATTGGCAAGCATACATTGCTCCGTCACTCAAGCGTGATGGTAAGCAGGGGTTGCTACCATACAATCTTCACAGCTTTAACAAAGCAGCAACAGCATTGATGGAGCAGTCCGATTTGCCAAAGCATCTCACTGTGCGTGACTTACGCCGCACTGCTGTCACTGAAATGATTGAAGAGGGTGTACCGCTACCATCTATCAGTGCCATGACAGGGCATGCCAGCCTGACTAGTCTTACTCCTTATGTAAGACACACATTGCGTGGTGCTATGAATGCACAGGCAATGAGAAACTATCCAGAATATTTAATGGAAGAACCGTCATGAATATTGGTAACATGTTTGCCATTGGTATATGGGCAGTTGCATTAGTAATCATTGCGCTGTCTGTATTTTCTTGTTTGCTTTTATGGGGGAAACTAGTATGAGTTTTTATAATTTATTCAATCGTATTTTTGGTACTGCTTCTAACAAGCTGGTGCGTACAGATGCTCCTGACACAAGTCATCAGTCTGCGAATGCTGTTGACTCAGTTAAGCTTGAACAATTGGTGTATGAAACAATTAAAAAGTTTGGTGATGGAGGATGCATCAGCGATCAGGTGAGGGCTATGCATCCAACATATCCCTACTCATCAATCACCGCACGATATCGAGCATTGCTTGACAAAGGTTTCATTGTTGATACCGGAGAGCGTAGGAAGGGGAAGTCAGGTAAGTCACAGCGAGTTCTTATAGCAGCAAGGGTGGACGCATGAAGATCACCAAAGACTTCACCCGCAAGGACGGAATACGCACTGTCACTGTGCAGCTTGCTGCTGGTGAAAGACTGATGGCGTTTAAAGAGGACAGCTACTACTGCCTTGGTGGACAGCTTGACGATGTTGTGGGCGGGTACTGCATCATTGACAGTTCGCGTGTGGCGTGGTGTTCGATTGAACAGAAGTGGGTGGACGCATGAACAAAATAGACAAAGCATTTGCATTGCAGAGCCGTCTAATCACAAATGAAATGCGTGGTATTTATCCAGATACTTTGCAGGATTTTGCTGATCTAGTCCGTGCGGATGAGCGTGAGGCGTGTGCGAAGGTTGCTGACGAATACGCGAACGGGCTGGAGCGCAACTACTCCGAAATCATTGCCGACACCATCCGAGCAAGGGGGAACACATGAATTGGTTACCTGAACACAAGTGCGGTCTGTACTTGGAACACAACGCCTACAAGGATGTGTATGAAACGATTGGGGAATATTACGACCCAGAAGATTTTGTTTCCAAGGAAGAGTGGATGAAAGCTATTGAAACGAATAGCGTGTGGCGCTTGCAATGGTATCCAGACACTCCTATAGGTTCTTATACCGTCTGCGCGTCAACTTTGGATGCAGTTGAAGAAGCCATCCGAGCAAGGGGGAACGCATGAAAGTAACAATTGGTAAATATAAAAACTGGTTTGGTCCTTATCAACTAGCTCAGGTTCTTTGCTTTTGGATGAAGGATGACACCGATTGTGTACACAAGTTTGGTGAGTGGTTGGCACATGGCAGTGTGCGTCCTGCACCAAAGAAAGGTGACACGATTGTGTTGAGGGATGATCGACCCATGACAATGCTGTATAAGTTTTTAACTTGGATACACACCTTTCGTGAACAAAAGATTAGTGTACGCATTGACAAGTGGGATACATGGAGCATGGACAACACACTTGCCCACATCGTACTGCCTATGCTCAAACAGCTAGAGGCGAGTAAACATGGTGCGCCGCATGTTGATGACAAGGATGTGCCAGCTGAGTTGAGGTCAACAGCAGCACCGCCCAAAGAAAATGAATATTGTGTTGATGACAACCATTTCAAACGATGGGATTGGGTGATGGGGGAAATGATCTTTGCTTTTGAAAGTCAATTCAATGATTGGGAAGAACGGTTTCATACTGGCAATCATGATATACGCTGGATTCACAATGACAGTGGAGTATATCAAATGATTACAGGTGACAGGGACACCTACAAGTATGACATGAAAGGTGCTGCTGCTTATCAGAAGCGGATATCAAATGGATATAAATTGTTCGGTAAATATTATGAAAACTTATGGGACTAATATGAATAAGCTTACAGGTGCTGCCCTTGATCGAGTGATAGCCAATACGATGGGGCTTAAAAGCGTACACAATTGTGAGGAATGGGGAGAACACATGAACCGCATAGAAGAAGATGATGACACTCAAGTTTATAAGAAGGCGTGGGTAGGGCTGACGGATGAAGAGCGCATGAGAGTCTTGCAATTCATAGACCCAAAAACCGTTAGGCTTCCACCGGGATTTAAGAAGTTTGCCGAGTCAATTGAGCAATTGCTAAAGGAGAAGAACACATGACCAAAGACGAAGCACTACAGATGTGTCTTGAATACATTGAAACAAATGCACACGAGCGTAGGCATGTTCGGTGGGCGATTAAAGTTGCTTTGGCAGAGCCAACATCCGGTGACTACGCTCTAGGCTATGGTGAGGGGTTTAATGATGCTTGTAAGCGCCAGCCAGAGCGCCCGTGGGTAGGGCTGACGGTGGACGAACTCATTGATCTTGAGCGTAAACATTTGAGCCACGAAAATTTAACCAAAGCCATTGAAGCCAAACTAAAAGCCGTAAACGGCTTTCACTCAACGGAGAAGAACACATGAGTGCATGGTTGATTGCCGTTATCGGCGTGGTATATTTAGTGGTTGCTGTTGATTTAATTATCAAAGGTAACATAGGATTGGGCATAGCTTTCGTTGGCTATAGCATAGGCAATGTAGGTTTATTTATTGCAGCAAGGAATGTAACATGAACATCGACACCATATTGATTCAAGAACTTCAACTCATCCATGAGACAGCATGTATCTCTGAGCATCCTGATGACATAGAATATATGAACACTGTGAAGGCGGCAGCTGAAGTATTGCTTCGCTATAGCATGACACCTAATCAGATAAAGAGTTACTTCGATGAGTTTTAAAATCAGCAGTGATGGCTCAGCTGCTGTTGACCCTGAGTATTATTGGATTGAGATTGACAGCATAACACCCCGTGGTGTTAAGCTTCAACTCCTAAGCATCAGTGGTGTTGCCACCTATGGTAACTACACTGGTGATACCTTCTGGACGCATTGGGCGCCCCTACCTAAACGAAAGAAACCAAATGACATTGAATAAGTGGATGATTAAATATAGCTCTGGTGCATATGTAACACCAGCCAATGGTGATATTCCTTACATCTTCAACACAAGGCGTGAAGCTTTGCATGAGTCTGGTAAATACTTTGATGCTGCACCATGTGCTGTCACTTTTAGCATTGAGGAGGAAGCTGTGCCACAGCAAACACTTACACTGAAGAAGCGTAGCATTGATTAGTAAATAGCATGGCATTCATAAAGACACACACCCGATGTGACAAATGTGGTAGCAGTGATGGATGCGCTATCAATAATGATAGGTCAACCTATTGTTTTGTTTGTTCTGTATATACACCACCTGATGATGAGAAGGAATATGATGTGATTGATGTAGAAATTAAAGCGCCAGATATGAGTTTCCTTAAGCAATACAATAAGGGCACATCTGTATCTGTACTCGATAGGCGGCTTACCAAAACAACAATGGAACGCTTCGGTGTTGTTCGTGATGAGGACAAGTATTACTTTCCCTACTACGACAAAGACCTACAGCTTGTAGCTGCTAAGGTTAGAGGTGTGAAGGACAAGACCTTCGTTGCCAGTGGCGCATGGTCTAAGGGTACGCTGTTCGGACAGAACCTTTTCCCCACTGGTGGCAAGTACATCACCATTGTAGAGGGTGAGTTTGATGCACTGGCTGCATACCAAATGACAGGTAGCAAATGGCCTGTCGTTAGCATCCGCAATGGTGCAGCATCGGCTGTCAAAGACTGTCGTGCCAACTACGAATACTTGAACAGCTTCGACACCATTGTCGTTTGCTTTGATGGTGACGCTGCTGGTATCAAGGCCAGCAAAGAAGTGGCTGAGCTTTTCGGTAGCAAGTGCAAGGTGTTCAAGCCTGTTGCTGATCATAAGGATGCGTGTGATTGGCTTGCTGAAAGCAAAGAAGCAGCATTCGTTGATCGCTGGTGGAAGGCTGAGTCCTTTGTACCTGATGGCATCGTAGCTGGTAGCACCCTGTGGGATGTTGTATGTACACCAATGGCACCAGCCGATTGCAACTACCCGTGGGCAGGGTTGAACGAGATCACCTATGGCATCCGCTTCGGTGAGCTTGTCACTGTCACTGCTGGCAGTGGCTTAGGTAAGAGTCAGGTGCTGCGTGAGGTGGTGTGGCATCTGTTGCAAAAGACAAAGGATAACATTGGCTTGATGTTCCTTGAAGAGAGTGTTCGCAAGACAGCGCTTTCGATGATGAGCTTGGCAGCTAACGCACCATTGCATCTACCTGATGCTGTTGTCTCCAATGAAGAGCGTGAACGAGCCTTTGCTGAAACACTTGGCACAGATCGGCTGTTCTTGTTTGATCACTTTGGCAGCACATCAATTGAGAACATTGTCAATCGTGTACGCTACATGGCAAAGGGCATGGGCTGCAAGTATGTGTTCCTTGATCACCTGTCCATCATTGTGTCAGCACAAGACAATGGTGATGAGCGCAAAGCCATTGATGAAATCATGACGAAGCTGCGTATGCTGGTACAAGAAACCAACATTGCCTTGATCATTGTCAGTCATTTGAAACGACCATCTGATAAGGGTCATGAAGAGGGTGCGCTTACATCACTGTCACAGCTTCGTGGCTCTGCCGCAATTGCTCAGCTGTCAGACATGGTGATTGGTCTTGAGCGTAATGGACAATCAGAAGATGAGGTGGAACGCAACACCACTAAGGTCAGAGTGTTGAAGAACCGCTACAGTGGACAGACCGGACCAGCCTGTCATTTGCATTACAACAAGCACACTGGTAGAATGTTGGAAGTTGAACCTGAACCTGATGGAGAATTGTTATGAAACAAGACGTTGAAAAGATTACTAATTATTATAATTCTAGATACTACCAATTTAGAATGCTTGAGAGGGCAGTTGATTACTTTAAAACTAAACCCAGTAACGAAGATAGTTATACATGGGCGCATCTATTTGAATACGCTCTTTGTAAAGAAGAAGCTGACAAGATGTTTGATCTTCTTGATGACAAGACGATTGATATGTTAGCTGGATTTAAAGTAAGTTTTGTTATTGGTATTGCAGATGAGCAAGGGTAGTGTTGAAGATTTCAAACTGTCGGTAGATGTTAATAAGTACTTACCAAATGCAACATTAAGGAATGAACATGAGCGAGATAGAAATCTATTGGCAAGCGATAAGAAAGAAGAGTCCTAGACCTTTACCAGAGTTTAAGAACTTGCAACCAATGCACCAGCATATGATTATTCAAAGCGTCAACTTGTTACTAGCTGTCATCAATGGTGCATCTAATGACATGGCTTGATCGAACCCTGATAAGGGGTGACTTCCTTTGTCTGTGTACAACAGAGGCTGAATTTGTAAAAGAACTCAGGCGAACAAAGGTGCCAACCCCGTGGCCTAAATGGATTGACGATGACGCTCTTGCCATGACACACTATGTTGTCACAGCAAAAGGAAACCGCGCCAGCTTTGTATGTATTGCTGACAAAAAACTGGATGGCATACCAACAGCGGGTCTGTTAGTACATGAAGCTGTACATGTGGTGCAGGAATACTTGAGATACATTGGTGAGGAATCACCAAGCATTGAGTTTCAGGCATATGCTATACAGGAGGTGAGCAATCATTTAATGTATGCGTATCGAGATAAACAATTAAAGAAGAGGAAATGAAATGGATTGGGTATACGATATTGAAACATACCCTAACTGCTTCACCTTCACAGCCATCTGTGCAGACAACTCACGCACTCATGTGTACGAATGCTCATCACGAAAAAATGATGTGTCGCAATTGTTTGAGTTCTTAGACATGTTGCATGACAAGAAGCATAGGATGGTTGGCTTCAACAACAAGGGCTTTGACTATCCAGTGTTGCATGAGTTGCTTGAGGTGAGGGCTAAAGCTGTCACAGTGTCGGGCAAAGCTGTTGCCAAGAAAGCATACAAGGTTGCACAAGACCTCATCTCTGTACAAGCTGAGCATAATAATGCTCGTTTAAAAGAGTATATAAAGCAGATCGATCTATTTAAGATACATCACTTCGACAACAAGGCACGAGCCACTAGTCTGAAGATGATTGAATTTAATATGAAGTCTGACAGCATTGAGGACTTACCCTTCCCTGTTGGCACTGAGCTTACTGACAGTGAGATTGATGTGTTGCTTAAATACAACATGCATGATGTAGTGAAGACACTCGACTTCTACAACATCTCATTGAATCTCATCCGCTTTCGTGATGAGTTGTCGAAGAAGTATCGGCGTGACTTCACCAATCACAATGATACAAAGATCGGCAAAGACTACTTCATCATGCAGCTTGAGAAGACAATGCCAGACTCATGCTACAAGAAAGACAGTACTGGTAAGAAGGTTATTAACCAGACTAAGCGTCCATTGATTGCCATCAAAGACTGCTTGTTTAGTTACTATGACTTCCAGCGTCCAGAGTTTCAGGCAATCTTTGAATGGTTCAAGAAGCAGACCATCACTGAAACTAAGGGTGTGTTCTCTGACATAACTGAGGACAAGCTTGAGCGAGTGGCGATGTTTGCTGACATGAATGTCATGCGTAAGAAGTTTAAGGCAGAGCAGATAGACGAAGAGCTTGCTGCTTTCAAAGCTGCCTACCCTGCTGGCTGGATTGATAAGGTGGAGTTGAAGGCCAAGAAGAAAGGCCAGCCTGTCTATTCCTACTGGTACTGCTGGCATGAAGCTGAGACATTGAATGTCATGGTTGATGGCTTTCGCTTTGACTTCGGCACTGGTGGCATTCATGGCAGCTTGTCATCATGCATCGTAGCTGAGAGCGATACTCACCAGCTTATTGATGCGGATGTTAGCTCTATGTATCCGAACATTGCCATTGCCAACAGGGTGTATCCAGAACACCTCACTGACAGGTTCTGTGACATCTACAAGGATGTGTACGAGCAGCGTAAGAGCTACCCCAAGGCTAGTGCTGAGAACGCTATGCTGAAGCTGGCATTGAATGGCGTGTATGGTGACAGCAACAACCAGTACAGCCCCTTCTATGACCCGCAATACACCATGACGATCACCATCAATGGACAGCTTAGCCTGTGCCTGTTGGCTGAGAAGCTGTTGACTATTGAGGGCTTGTCATTGGTGCAGGTCAACACCGATGGTGTCACTGTGTTGTGTCCACGCAACATGATGGACAGGTACAACACCATCTGTGAAGCATGGCAGCAGCAGGTAGGATTGCAGCTTGAGTATGCCAACTATTCAAAGATGATTATCCGTGATGTGAATAACTACCTTGCCTTCTACACTGATGGCAAAGTTAAACGCAAGGGAGCATATCAGTATGAAGGATTGGGCTGGCATCAAAACCAAGGTGGCTTAGTCATCCCTATGGCAGCTGAAGCAAACATGATTTATGGTACAGGCATTAAAGATTTTGTACAAAACCATAAAGATATGTACAATTTCATGCTGAGAACAAAGGTGCCACGCAATAGCAAGCTTATGCTGGTGATGGATGATGGCACTGAAATACAACAGCAAAACATTTGTCGTTACTACGCTTGCAAAGATGGTGGTAAGCTGGTTAAAATCATGCCAGCATTGATTGCTGGTGGTGAAGATAGACGGTTGTCGATTGACAGCAGCTGGAATGTTAAGACATGTAACAACATCAAAGACTTCAGCAATGATATTGACTACGACTATTACATTGCAGAAGCTGAGAAGCTTGTTGTACAATAGGTTTTCTTCTTTAGTAAAAGAAGCGGTATGGGTGGCCCCGTTAGCGCCACTGTTTTAACTAAGGAAGTATATGGAAAATCTTGTTAAGTTTAAGTGTGACATCATGTGGGCGCAGTTGACTAAGGTCAATGATATGAGTGGTAAGTATCAGGTGAACCTGTGCAATCTTAGCGATGCTGCTGTCAAAGCATTGGAAGCGCTGAGCATTTCTACTCTCAACAAAGAGGGTATGGGTAACTACATTACTTGCAAGAGCAACACACCAATCAAAGCTTTTGATTTGGAAGGTGATGAGATTAAAGAACTCATCGGTAATGGCAGCAAAGCTAAAGCTGTTGTTAATCCCTACGAGTGGGCATACAAGAACAAGAAAGGTATTAGCCCTTCGCTGAAGAAGCTGGTCATTACCGATCTGGTTGAATACGCCAGTGCTGGTGGGAGCCTTGATGATGATGAACTCCTGTGAACTAGAGCAATCTGAACGGCATGCCTACATTAGTGGTGACACTAAGAGGGCTGCTCTGCTAGCTGAGATTATTGACCTGCGACATGAGGTTGATAATCTTCAATACAGGCTTGACGAAGAAGATGACGATAGCACTGATTGACAGTGACATTGTTGCCTACCGCATAGCATTCGCATGTAAGGATGAAAATGAAACAGCTGCCAAGCATAGACTTGATGGCTACCTCATTGACATCCTTGCATGTGGTGTTGACAACACATATCCTGATTGCTTTGTAGATAGTTGGAAGCTGTTCCTTACAGGAAAAACAAACTTCCGCAAGGACATAGCTGTAACAGCTGTCTACAAAGGAAACAGAACTGCCCCTAAGCCTGATCATTTGCCAGCCTTGCGTGAGCATATGATAAAGGAATGGGGTGCTACTGTATCTGATGGACAAGAAGCTGATGATGATGTTGCAGTTGCTGGCACAGAGCTAGGCGATGATGGCATCATGGTATCGTTGGATAAGGACATTGATCAGGTGGCAGGGTGGCACTACAACTTCGTAAAGAAGACAGGCTACTATGTCTCTGAAGCAGAAGGCTTATTCAAACTATACTGTCAGATATTGACAGGAGATGCAGCAGATAACATCATTGGCATCAAGGGTGTTGGTCCGGTAAAGGCTAACAAGATGCTGAGTGATTGTGTCTATGAGTATGACATGTACTGTCGTTGTGTGGAAGCATACGATGGCAATGAAGATCGTGTAATTGAGAATGCTCGATTACTTTATTTACGCAGAACAAAGGACGAACCTTTATGGACTCCACCGAGTACCCACTTAAACCAAACGATGTAGCATTGGTGTTGCGTCCTATCGTTACAGAAGATAATGAATGGGATGGAAACTTTGAAGTATTCATTACTGGTGCTGGACCTATAACAATCTCTGAAGAGAATACCCGTGACCTAATTAGTATGGCAATGTTAGTAGCTACTACTATCTCTATGATGGAGGAAGATGTAGACCTGACAGAGAAGATCATGACTGAATGTACTAAGCTGTATGGCGATGCTGATGATGTTGATATTCAAACTATGATAGCTACAGAGGAAGGTTTGTCACTCACTGTTAATAGCAAAACAGTTGGAGGTATGCAATGAGTGGGCAATGCAGCACTTGTTTTTATCAGCAGCAGTCCTTGCATGCTCCCCCTTGTGATACTTGTGTTTCACATTATGGTACTCATGAAAATTGGGTAGGTATGGACTTCCTAGCAAATGTGCCAGATACACCTGTTGGCAAGACTATTTTTTCTGAACGACAACAGGACATTAAGGGTCACACTTACGATTCTTTGAGATACGCAACTAAGGCTGGTGTTAAGTTTGATCAAGACAAACCTCAATGGACTCTGGTTCCTTTCAAAGCCCTTGACGAAGTGGTGAAGGTGCTGACCATTGGTGCAAGGAAGTATGCTCCTGACAACTGGAAGAAGGTGCCTAACGCACGGCAGCGCTACATTGATGCAGCGTTCCGTCACATGTCAGCGTATGCCAGTGGTGAGAAGCTTGATGCTGAGACAGATAAGAGCCATTTGGCACACGCTATGTGCTGCTTGCTGTTCTTGCTGGCGTTTGATCTAGATAAAACTTTGGAGAAAACTAATGGCTAAAGCTACTGTCACTGTTGAGTTTCATGTAGATGTAGATGATCTTGGTGCTGCTTACAGCAATGAGGATTATCTTATTGAAGAAATTAAAGATCAGATATCTTACGGGCTGTACAGGTTTGATGCTCAAGAGATTGTGTTTACTCGTGTTGATATTGAAGGACTATGATGGAGAATATTGTTATTCACTTAGCCAATAATGGTTTCATCGTCACATACAACGAAGAGTTTTCTCAACAAGACTACATTGCATACGACATTGCAGAAGTTTGCGAGATTGTTCGTGACATCTTATGGGCAGCAACATACAATGTTGACATGTCTAATGTTGTAACAAACACTTTGCCAGATGCATAACTCCGGTGAATGGACTGACGCGAGGTTCCGAAGCTTCATCACTTCGGCGCTTCGTGCTGCGTCCAGACGATGGCCTCCTAAGTACAAGTCTTTGAAAGAAGCCTTTGTCGGTAAGAAGGTTAATGCAAAAACTGGTAAGATTGCAATGCACTACAAGTGCGTTACCTGTGAAGGCATCTTTGTTGCTGCTGATGTACAGGTAGACCATATCCACCCTGTCGTTGACCCTAAGAAGGGCTTCATCAGTTGGGATGTGTACATCACTAGAATGTTCTGTGAGATTGATGGGCTTCAAGTGATGTGCAAACCCTGCCATAAAGAGAAAACTACCCAAGAGAAACTTGAAAGGAAAACGAAATGAGCTTCATACCGATGCTTGCCCTACTATTCATTGGGCTTAAGTTAACAAACTATATTGATTGGAGTTGGTGGTTGGTAACGGCTCCGCTGTATGTGCCAGTAATCATTACCATGCTTGCATTGATAGGTGGACTTGTTGCAGGTGGTAAACTTCGTATAAGGAAAACGAAATGAGCTTCATTAAATATCAACACATTGAGAAGTTTGGCAACACTGAAGTAGAAGGCATTGAGGTTGGCACATGCTATGTGTTTCCAAAGCTTGATGGCACTAACGCTAGCGTGTGGCTGCATGAAGGCAAGATGTGTGCTGGTAGTAGGAATCGTGAGTTGTCATTGGACGCAGACAATGCTGGCTTCATGAGAGCTATGATGGATGACTCTGATGTTGTTCCATTCCTGTACAGCAATCCCAATCTCATCCTATATGGTGAGTGGCTTGTTCCTCATACACTGAAGACATACAGCGATGACGCATGGCGCAAGTTCTATGTGTTCGATGTTGGTGATCGTGCGAAGGAACGGCTGCTGTCATACGATGAGTACATGCCAATGCTGCGTGATGCTGGCATCAACTACCTTGCGCCACTTCGCATCATTAAGAACGGAAGCATTGATCATTTCACTGAGTGTCTTGAACAAAACATCTTCATGATTAAAGATGGTGCTGGTGTTGGCGAAGGTATCGTCATCAAGAACTACGACTATCAGAACAGGTATGGTCGGCAAGTATGGGCAAAGATCATCACCAATGAATTCAAAGAGAAGCATCACAAGGAGATGGGCGCACCTGTCACCGGTTGTGAAATCGTTGAAGAAAAGATTGTTGACAAGTTCGTAACACAGGCTATGATCGACAAGGTGGTGGCGAAGATTGAGAACGACAACAATGGATGGTCTTCAAAGAACATTCCTCAGTTGATCAACACAGTGTTCTATGACCTGATTAAAGAAGAAGCTTGGGAGTTTGTCAAAGCTCATAAGAATCCTACAATCAATTTCAAAACTCTGTCGCACTACACAACAGCCAAGGTTAAACAACTACGAAAGGATATCTTCTAATGAAAATTACAGTTGAATCTATTAAAGAGAACGAAGACGGGTCTGCTGATTTCAACATCTACCTTGATGAGGAAGGCAAAGACTTTCTAATTCGGTATGCCATCATTGCCTGTATATCAGAAGCTATTGAGAATGGTAGAAAAGCAACCCCTCCTGTTGCAGAAACAACACAGGATGGAAATAAAGAAAGTAAGGATGATGAATAAGGTATAACTACTGTTCCTGATCACGGCCTTAACTACTATGGGGTTTTTCTGGTTAGACAATTAGTGACAGCACGGAAAGACGGCATTGATATTCAACAGGGGCTTCGGCCCCTTTTTTACCCGCCTGAATAGCATTATGAATAGGAACATGAATAGCATTATGAATAAATACCCAGTGGTATTGGACAAATCTAGAGACTCTTTATTTGATGAACTTGGACTACAACGCCTTAAAGAAAGCTACATGCGCGAGGATGAGACTAGCCCACAGGAGCGCTTTGCTGCTGTATCGTCAGCGTTTGCAACCAATGCTGCACACGCTCAGCGGCTGTATGAATACAGTAGTAGGCACTGGCTTAGTTACTCTACACCTATCCTGTCTTTTGGTAGGTCTAAGCGTGGCTTGCCTATCAGTTGTTTTCTTAACTATATTGATGATAGTGCAGAGGGTCTTGTTGATAATCTATCTGAAACTAACTGGCTCTCGATGTTAGGTGGTGGTGTCGGTATCCACATGGGTATCCGCAACAGCGATGACAAGTCTGCTGGCATCATGCCTCACTTGAAAATCTATGACGCTAGTTCATTGGCCTACAAGCAGGGTAGCACACGGCGTGGTAGCTATGCTGCCTACCTCAACATCAATCATCCAGACATCATTGCCTTCCTTGAGATGCGTAAGCCAACGGGTGATCAGAATCTACGCACACTGAACCTACATCATGGTGTCAATCTGTCTGACAAGTTCATGTCCATCATTGATGAGTGCATGAAAGACCCTGATGCTGACGATGCCTTTGAGTTGATTAACCCTTCTAACAATAAGGTTGTTGAAGTGGTGTCTGCTAAGTATCTGTGGCAAAAGATTCTTGATCTTCGCATGCAAACTGGTGAACCCTATCTTGTCTTCATTGACACAGCTAATGCTGCTGTACCACAATGGCTCAAGGACAAGGGACTCACCATCAATGGCAGCAATCTATGCACTGAAATCTTCTTGCCAACAAGTGAGAAACGCACAGCAGTATGTTGCCTGTCTTCTTTGAATCTTGAATACTATGATGATTGGAAACACGATGAACATTTTATCAATGATGTTATGGAAATGCTGGACAATGTACTTCAGTATTTTATCGACAATGCTCCTAGCCCTATTGAACGTGCTAAAGTCAGTGCCACTATGGAACGTAGTGTCGGGTTGGGCGCGTTAGGCTTTCATGCCTATCTGCAAAAGAAACGCATGAGCTTTGATGGTGTGATGGCTAAGAGCGTCAACATTGAAATCTTCAAGCACATCCATAACCAGTGTCTCAAGGCTGATGAAAGGTTGGTTGAGCTTCGTGGTCCATGTCCTGACTCTATGTTCTCTGAAAAGAAACGCCGCTTCAGTCATCACATGGCAGTGGCACCTAACGCCAGCAGCAGCCTCATCATGGGCAATACATCCCCATCAATCGAGCCTTATCGCGCTAATGTATACCGTCAGGATACATTGAGTGGTGCGTTTATTCATAAGAATAGATTCCTTGTTAAAGAGCTTGAGGAGCTTGGCTTGAACGATGATGACACATGGGCATCAATCATCAGCAATGACGGCTCTGTGCAGCATCTGGACATCCCTGACATCATCAAGGAAGTGTTCCAGACAGCGATGGAGATTGACCAGCGATGGATTATTGAGCATGCTGCTGATCGCCAGAAGTACATTGATCAGGGTCAGAGTGTGAATCTATTCTTTCCAGCGACTGTGAGCATCAAGTATTTGCACAGCATCCACTTCATGGCATGGAAGAATGGACTAAAGAGCTTATACTATCTGCGCTCAGAGAAGGTCAAGAAGGCTGACAAGGTTGGCTCACAGATTAAACGACAGCGCATTGAAGATGAGATTGATTTAAAACAAATTGCAGATGGTGACACCTGCTTAGCTTGCGAAGGATGATATGAATAAAGTTGGCGACATTACCGAAGAGCGTATTACATTCAAACCGTTTAAGTATCCGTGGGCATATGATGCTTGGCTACAACATGAGCAGAGCCATTGGCTGCACACTGAGGTGCCAATGTCTGAGGATGTTAAAGACTACAAGAAGCTGAACAAAGATGAGCAGGAGTTTCTGACAAAGATACTTCGCTTCTTTGTACAGGGTGATCTGGATATTGGCAGTGGATACCATGACCATTACATCCCTGTGTTCAAGCAGCCAGAGGTGAAGATGATGCTGTCAGGCTTTGCCTCACGCGAAGCTTTGCATGTAGCAGCATACGCTCACTTGATTGAAACACTTGGATTGCCTGAGTCTACATACAATGAGTTCTTACAGCACAAGGAAATGGTGGAGAAGCATGACTATGTGCAAGGATTGGATGACGCACCAATGGCTGCAAAGATTGCCACCATCAGCGCATTCGGTGAAGGCATGCAGCTATTCTCCAGCTTTGTTATGTTGCTAAACTTCGCACGAAATGGTAAGCTAAAGGGGTTGGGTCAGATTATTGCATGGTCTATTGTTGATGAAACACAACATGCTGAAGGTATGATAAAGGTATATCGTGAGTATGTTAAACACCACAAAGATGAGACTACACCTGAACAGATTAAAGAGATTGCTAAGGAAATGGTGGCTATTGAAGACAATTTCATTGACCTTGCTTTTGGTATGTTGGAAGTTGAGAAGCTTACCAAAGAAGAAGTGAAGCAGTACATCCGCTACATTGCAGACAGACGGTTGATCTCTATGGGGATGAAAGGCATCTACAAGATCAAGAAGAATCCTCTGCCGTGGGTTGATGGTATGTTGGGAACATCACACACCAACTTCTTTGAGCAGCGTGTTACAGACTACAGCAAGGGTGCCACCACTGGCACATGGGATGATGTATGGGGGAAAGCAGCATGAGTGATAGTGAACGCCTTAAAGAACTGGTAGCGGAGTTCTTTACCAATTACTTAGACTACACTGAAGAGAGCGACAGCGGTGTGATGTTTAATCCAATTTACATATCGTGTTGCAGGGCATTAAAGCTTGAGCCACTAGAGAACCTTCTTATCGAAATGAAGACACTTGCTGGTGTATCAACAAAGGGAAAGCATGATTGAGATTGCTGTTAGTGCCACCATGCTGGTCGAAGCAAGAGATAAGGCAGCAGAGATGGGCAGGTTGTACAACAGCATCATCAGAGGGGCTGGTAACATTGCGGGATTCATAGGTGAATCGATAGCTCAGCAAGTGTTGGGTGGCGAATTAAACAACACCTACGACTACGATCTTGTGTTACCATCTGGCAAGACTGTTGATGTAAAGACAAAGCAGACCAGTGTTAAACCGCTTGAGACATATGAGTGCTCTATTGCTGCACTTAATACAACTCAAGAGTGTGACTACTACTGCTTTGTTCGCGTCAAGAATGACTTCACTGTTGGCTGGTATCTTGGTATGTATGACAAGAAACAATACATGATTGATTCAGTCTTTATGAAGAAAGGAACTGTTGACTCCAGTAATGGTTATACAGTAAAATCTGATTGTTACAATCTCAAAATCTCTAGCTTGAAAGATATGATATGAACCATCCTAATAATCTACCTGAAAAGAAAACAGCTGTTGACATCACTGGTATGACGGCAAAGATTAAAGAAATCATTTACACTACAGCACCTGATAGTACATTGACAATCTGTCTCATCTACATGAAGAACGGATATGTTGTTGTAGGTAAGAGCGCTTGTGTTGATGCTTCTAAATACAATGTAGCTCTTGGTGAGAAGTATGCGTATGAGGATGCGCTAAACAATCTGTGGCCTCTTGAAGGCTACTTGATGGCAGAACGACTGATGGAGAGTAAAGATGCAGGTTAAGTCAGAACGATTTCCACCTCTGCGAATCCAAGCAGAGCAAGGCTATAAAGCTTTCTACAAGGGATGGTTAGTGAACGCTCACAATCCTGACAGCGTTGCTGGTAAGGAATGGCAGCGAGGGTTTGACTTTGCCTACTTTGAGAACATTCACTATTTAACCAATTGGGTTAGTGACAAGCACAAACCAGTGCATCAGTAATGAAAAAGCCAGCTTAGTTGCTGGCTTTCTTTTTAGTGGATGCTTAACATCTTTTCTGTTTGAGAAATTAAACCACCTCTTGCCTTACCAATATCAGTGGCTCTATTAAACTCACCCTCAATGATCATCATCTTCTCAATTGGTGTCTTAGGTTTGCGTTTGAACTGACTGACAAAGGCATCCTCTTGTGCTGCTTTGTTCGGTGCTTTCTCATACAACGAGTTGACAGCAGCATTACCAAATCTAGAAATGAATGTATCTCTAGCTGCTTCTTTAGACTCATTCAAAGCGCTAGTAATTCTAGTGGTGATGGCATTTCTCTTCTCTTCGGCAGACAATTGTTTGTAGGCAGGGCTAGTAATAAGCTCTGTTACAGCCGGTAGAAACGCTGGTCGCGCTGTAGTGATACGCAGATTATCGTAGTCCCTGTTACCAGTTGTCTTAACCACAGTGAACGGTTGTATGTCCAAACGAATCAACTCTTTCTCAATTGGAGTTGTCGGTGTTGATTGCCGTGAGCCAGTGAATTGTCGAGCAACAGCCGGTACTTGCTGGTCAGTAGTTTGAAACAAACTAGGACGGCTTTGCAAGATGTCACGAGCAACAGGGATAGGTGCTGCCACTGTTGCAATTGCAGCCTCAGTAAATGGTGATACCTTACCAGACAAAGCTGTCGATGCTTTGGTATCCACCACCCGCATATCATCAAGCAAGAAGTTAACAGCATCAAACACTGGATTAAAGAAGTTATCAAATCGGCTGATGAAATCACCAGTAATTTGACCACCCTTCTTAGCCATGCTTTCACTGATACCACCTTCAACTGTTTCTTTAACAGAATCAATGATGGTCTTTTGTGTGCCAGCAGAACGACCCATGCCTAGCATCAACTCTGTAAACTTGCCACCGTCAAATGATCGAACACGACTCAGCCCAAGCAACTCATATTGATTGGTTAGCTTTTGTTTCTGTGGGTCATTAACATCCAATGCGTCAGCTTGCTTCTTAATATTAGCAGCCTCAACAGAGCGTTGCTCTGGTGTCATGTTGACGGTATACCAAAGCTCTTTACCAATGTCCTTCATGACTAGGCCAGCTTCAGCCAATGCCATAATATTAACATATGGGAACACAGCACTGCCATCTTTGACATTGCCATCTTTGTCTTTGTACTGGTAGAACTGAGTGTCAGCATTCTCTTCACGATAGGCCATAGCGCCCAAGATGGCAGCACTACCAACCACACTGTCCAACACCTTACGCTTGCCGTCATAGGCCATGCCAGCAGCTTCCATCACCTTGCCTTCGGCACGAAGTGCCGCTGCTTTCTGTAGCTCCTGAAGACCACCCATGCCGCTGAATGGTGTCATCCGATATGTATAACGAGCAGCATTCAATTGGAAGCGCACAAACGGAAGCATGATATCTTTGATAGTACCAGCGCCAGCGTTCTGATTTACGCTTTGAAGAATACGGAATGCTGCGTCTTCAGCAAAGCCTTCAACACCCTTCTCACCTGTCTTCTTAAAGTCATAAGAGAAGGTGAGCTTCATCGTATCTTCAGCAGCAGCTTTCAGCAAAGAACTGGGGACAGGTTTGTCGTTAGCCATGAAGTCTTCAAAGTCAAGACCAACATCCTTCATCCTATTCTTAACACTCTGCAAGAATATAGGACCACGAACAACACCGTCAACAGCACGGTTGAAGATGTTAAGAGCACGAACAGTATCTCCAACAGCACCAGCACCCTGCTGTTCAACTTCAGCACCAACATTGGTAATCAAATTGTTAAGGCGTGGGTTATTCTTCAACGCCATTGCTGTCAACTCTTTGGTATAGCCAGCATCCATTAGTCGAGATAACACATATCCACCATCAGCAAAGACGGTGCCAATCTCTTCTTTAACACGAGCAGCATTGACAGGAGCACCACCACCACGCAAGTCATTGACCATGCGACCAGCAGACTTAATGGTGGCTTCCATGATGTCGCCAGCAGTTTGGATACCGATAGTTCCTGTCAAGCCAATGGCATTCATTACGGCTGTGCTAAGGCCAGCGGTTGATGCACCAACAGACGCACCAGTTGTAGTCTTAATACCCCCAAGAATCTTACCAGAAAGATACTCAGTGCCAGCACCAGCATTCAACATACGAGTGAATGCATCTTCCAGTACAGGGTCACCACCTGTCATCTTACGCAGCATGTCAGCAGTGGACTTAGCTTGTTGCAGGAAGGCACCAGCTTCTGATGCTTGCACTTTAAACATCTCTAAGAAGTCTGCTGGCTTAACACCAGCACGGCTAGCAGCTTGTTGTATTACATCCTGATCTGCAATGTTCAAAGCATCAATGATACCCTGCACTGTTCTAACTTCATTCAGGTTGGGACGCAGTTCTGGATTGTCAACGAAGAGTTGCTTGGCAACTTTAAAGATGTCATCAACAATAGGCTTGTTGAGAACAGCTTGATATACACCAAAATTTGGTGGTACAACAGTATCTAGTGTTGCTTCTCTACCTGCTTGTCGCGCTGCTGCTGATTCATACAGCGGAGCAGGGCCAGTTATCTCTTGTTCTTTTTGAAGAAACTTAGCTTTGAAATCTTCTGTTGCTTTGTCGTATAGTGCAGGAGCTTTCTTATCTGCTTTCAAATCTTCAATACGCTCAGCAACACGCTTGCCACCAGCGGATACAGTCTTTGCTGCAACAGCACCTTCAATAGCCATGCTTAAACCAGCAACAGCAGCCACTTCAATGTAGCTAACTTCATCACGCAAAGCAAGTTGAATATCTTGTTTCTGTTTAACAATGTTTGTACCACCAGCAACAGCGCCTTCGGTAAGGGCAGTAACACCTGCTGTCTTAAGCTGAGTCCTTGCTAACGATTGTGCTGTACGCAATGCTGCTTGCTTGTACATAAAGCCAGCACCAACGCCAACATAAGTGAATGGGTCTTTGAGTGCAGTGATAACAGTTTCACCAATATCTCCACCCATCTTACCAACAACATCACGAGCCTTAAGAGACATCTCCCGTTGTTCTGGTGTAGCGTTTGCTAGGTATGTAAGCTCAGTAACCTCTTCAGCAGCTGTTCGCTGGAATGAAGAACGAAACTGGTTCATCAATTCAATAGGGTCTTTAGGCTGTACATTATTTGGCTGACGGCTTTTGAGATAGTCTCTAGCAAACGAAACAATCTCTGGAGACTTGGCAGCAACCTCTGGTGTCAGTCCAAGATTACGACCACCCATTGGTTGTTTTGGCACAACACCAAATGCTGCACCACCCGGACCTTCAACAGGCGCAGTTGTACTAACCTTCGGCTTTGGTGTCAGAGTTTCAATGGCTGTGTCAAGCGCTGTAAAGTCTTTAGTAGCTGCCACTTCAATAGGCTTCTTAGGCTCAGTCAGTGGAGTCTTGATGCCAGCTTTTGGATAGACACCAAAGGCAGCGCCACCACCACCTTCAACAACTGGTGTAATGGATTCTTGCGCCTTCTTACCACCGAACTCAGCAGCCATTGCTTCATAGTCAACAGGGGCTGGTGCCACTGGTGTTAGTGGTTGTGGTGCATCAGAACGAATGCTACGAAAAGCACCACTCTGTGCTGGCACACCACCAAACTCTTTCGCAAGCGCTTCGTAGTCAGTTGCCATTATTTAATACCTGCCTTTTTCTTATATGCGTCTGCTGCTGCTTGATTTGGAAAATCCATTACCGTACCATTTGGTGTCGTAACTTTGACAACAGTTGATGGTGCTGCTGTTGCTGGTGTAGTTAATGGCGCTGGTGTTGCAGCTGGTCGAGCAGCAGGAGTCGCTGCTGGTGTTGCTGCTGGTTCAACTTGATCAAATTTAATATTCCTATTATTCATGATTTCAGCAACAGCGTTGTAAAGTGGAACGCCTGTAGGGCTAACATATCCGTTGCTCACCAAAGCTTGTTTAGCTAGCGTCCGTTCAGCAGCAAACATCTTCCGCTGTTCTTCAGGTGGCATCTCAGCTTTCTGAGTACGACTTACATAGGTTGTACCATCTTCCATTTTAGTTGTTTTAAAATCAACATACTTGCGCCATGAAGCACCCTCATCTTCTCGCATACGAGTGTTAACAAAATCATCTACGCTAGTTTTAATTGCGTTATATGTTTTCTTTTTATCAGCATCACTGGTAGAATCTTTAGTAGAGATTGCCAAAGAATGAGCCTTCATACTATTCTCAACTCTTGCAATCTCATTAGTCAACTGTTTCTTCTTAGCAGCATCGTCACCCACATCAAGAAGCTCAGTACGAAGACGATCAGCGCGTTTGCCAAGAGTTTCAGAAACAGAAGTGAGATAAGTATTTGCCAAATCACGATTGGCTTTTGCTTGCTTAAACTCAGGGCTATCTACACCCTTATCACGTTGAGCATTCATCATGTCAAGCTGTGACATGTTGTAAGCATCTTCAACGGATGTAGGTTTCTTTGGTTCTTTCTTAAACACCTCAGTGTTAATGCTGCCCATAGACGGAACATTGGCAGTGGTTGGCATACGCTCAAAGCTACGCAATTCAGACTCTGGAACACCTGTTGCCATAGCGGTCTTCTCAGCCATCTTACGCTGAGTATCAGCAGAAGGACCAAAGAACTTTGTAGACACTGGAGCAGCGGCAGTTTCAGTAGGGGCTATCTTACCAATCTCAGCGACATAGTTTTCAAACTTCATGCCAGCTGCCTTGCCACTAACTTTAATCATGTCACGAACTGTAACCTGCTTACCCTGTGCAAGCATCTGCTGATACATGTCAACAAGATTTGGAACACCGGCAGCAGCAATGCGCTCTTCCTCATTCAAATCAGGTTGAAAATTCAGAAGCTGTGCATCTCTCTTCTTGATGTCAGCACGAAGCGCTTCTGTAGTCTCTTGATACTTATTATAGTTTTCAAAAGAATTCTTAGTGCGTTGAGCAATGAGAGCATTAGTCTGCTTACGCTCTTCATCCATAATATCACCGGCAGTTGTTGCAATGCCAGTGATAAGTCCTTTTAAAGAGAACCCCATTATTTTGCTCCTTTAGCCATCAGGCCACGACTTGTTACAGTCTCAGGCACTTCTTCCTTAGCTGGAGGTGGCTGAGTTGCTGCTTGTGTAACTTCCCTAATTGCATCACGGGCAATCTTATCATCAACCTTATTCATCTTTTCTCCATCGTCTGCTGTTAAGATGTAGCCAATGCCGTTGAGTTCTGCAAGAGCTTTAATCATTTCAACAACAACAACAGACACCATCATACCAGTGTCAACACTGTGAACACCATTCATTACAGAATAGTTAACTAGCCCCATAACCGTTTCATGAACGGGTGCATCTTTAGATATTGCATCCATCAAGGCATCGACAAGTTCTGGTTCAGTTAAGCGGTCAGTGTAATAGTCAACAACCTCAGACAACTTAGTAAGCTGTGGAGGTTGTTCCCACGGACGATTGCCGGGTTCCGTTGTAAGCGACATGCCGGGAACTGGAGCACTAAGAAAATCAATCTTTGCCATTTAAAAGCTCCTCTTTGCGTGTGCGAATAGTGTCAATGTAAGAAGCAATTTCATCAGTTATATCAGTGCCTCTTGTTGGTCCAACAGGAAACTTAGTTCTGGCAAGCAAACCGCTTCCAGTTAAATCAGCTTTCTTTGAGGCTTTAGCGGCAGAAATCTTTTCATCCACCTGTTTCATTATTTTATAGTAGCTCATACTTGTCCTTATTTCAAAGCCCAACGAAGTGCAAGAGAACCAATAGCAGTCCATAGTGAGTCGTTGGAAGCCTGTTTAGCAGCAGAAGTTGTAGCACTTGATGTTATCTGTGATTTAATTATTTCTACAGCGCGATCTGCTTCTTTCTCGTAGCTGCTCCATGCCATTTCAATTTGATCACGATACAGTTGAGTGGCATTATTATACTCTGCTAATGTCATTGCTTGCAAGTTCTGTGCATTAACATAATTGGCAGCGTTGGTGGCAGCAGTGTTTGCTGTGCTAATCTCACGCCGCCATTGAACATTAGACTGATCAATGACAAGGCGCTGTGTGCTGTTAAACTGATCACGCAAGTTCTGTGCTTCAGCATTAAATTTACTGATGGAGTTTGTTTGATCTGTATTAAACTGACTCAATGCATTCTGCTGAGCAGTGTTAAACTGACTAACTTGTGTAGTTAAGTTGGCATTAAATTGATTTGATTGATTAACGCTGCTAGCATTGAATTGCTTAGAAGCATTCTCAGCAGCGGCATCAGACAACAAAGATGTAGTAATCTGCTGTGCTTTAAACAAAGTAGTCTGTTGTTCATTCTGCAAGTTCTGCATATCCATTTCAAGAAAGCTCTTGGCATTAAGGACGGCAGCTTGCTGACGATTGCTTAGATTGGTCAAATCCATATTAGCAATAGTGGCAGCATTTGCCATGATTGCTGCTTGTTGATTGGACAGGTTTGCCAAGTCCATTGTCTGAGCAAGACGGGCATTCTCAAGAGCAATCTGTTGAGTTGCCGTAAAGTTCATGTTGGCAATGTCAGATATCTTGGCAGCGTTCAACACCTTACTCTGGAAGGTTTGATCGAAGTCTTGACCAATGAATGCTGCCCGTTGTTGTGCTGAAAGCACAGCCATCTGCTGACGATTGGAAAGGTTTTGCAGACCCATCTGTTCAAACACTTTAGCATCAGCAGCAGCAATGGGTGTAGCAGCTTCCAGAGCAGCTTGCACAATGGCTTGACCAGCCAGACTAGAAGCACCCAATCCACGAGCAGCCAATGCTGCTGTAGCTGAGCGCATGGTGGCAGCAGCCCAAGGTGGTGGCTTGCCAGCATCAAAGTCTGTCATCAGCTTATTAAGCTGACCCTGCACAGTCATTTCATCAGTGACAACACCCTGTGCTGTTTCTGCTCGACTTCTAGCCAAAGCTTCTTCAGCCTTAGCCATATCAACACCACTGCCAGAAACCATTTCACCAGCCTGAGCAACACGCTCAGCAGGAGCAACCACTTTAGTAGCTGTGCCTTGTGCTGCTGTTGCCAACGCTCCTTGTGACACAGTGCCTTGCTGAGCCTGTACAATGGCTTCAGGAGTCATTTGACCAGTGGCTGGTGCTACCCCAGCCAAAGCTGTTTGAATGGCAGGAGCAGCCGCTGTAGTGGTTACAGTGGATGCTGGTGCTGTTGGTGTTGCCACCGCTGCTGTTGCTGGTGTTGCTTGAGCAATTGTTGAGGTTGCTGCTGTTGCTGGTGCAGTGCTATCCCTGACAATTTGTTCTGGTGTTACAGGGTTTAAAGCAGCAGTTACAGCAGCCGGTTCGCCAGCAATTGGCTTACCACCAATGTCTGTATATCTAACATCACCACCACCAGTGACACCACCGGCTTGTGGTTGTGTCATAGTGTAATTGGTTACGCCAGCTGCTCGTGCAATCTGTGGATTACCATATGCTTTTCCATCAGGACCATATACAACAACTTGAGTGCTATTTTCACCAAGTGGATTACCTGATGATTGTGCTATTGGATTACCAAATTTATCTACATCACCGCCCTCAGCATACTTACGAACAACACCACCCCTAGCCATCTTGGCAACATACTTGTCAGTGACAGAGTTGAATTTAGAAGCCAGCGCTGGTGAGCTATTAAGAAACATGTCAAAGCCCTGCATTGGACCTTCATATCCCATCTTACGAGCGATGACTTCCTTTTGTTTTGCTGTAAAGTTTTCAGCCATTGTTTTACTACCTTTTATATTAAGCCACAAGGCCGTTTAAGTATGCAGTCTTACCATCTTTTTTAGTAGCTGTCAATGTTTGGCACTTGAGATTGTTAGCATCATATGATACATGCACCCATCCACTATCTGGAATACCCGGAGTATAAAACTCTAAAATCAATTGTGTATATTGTAAACTATCTTTGATGTATTGTGCAAGTGTTGCATTAGGAATGCCAGCAATTTCAATGTCAGCAGCTTGCCCCTTGCAATGATCGCTGGTGCGACTCCCGCCAACAGCAGCATTGACATCTGGACTGCGATAGCCACTGTTGATTTTAATGCCAACACCATAGTGGTCACGCAATGGCTGCAACACTTTCTCAGCCAGCAGTTTTAGATTTGCAATGTCATCTTCTGTTGGTTCATTGGGCATGCCTTTACGCAGAGCAGTTTCGCTCTTTGTCATTTCATGCAAGGAGAAGTTTGCTGTCAGATTCATTTCTTAACTTTCATATCCATAATCTTTTCTAATGTGCGTCCACCGAAATAGAAGCTCATCACAAGCATACCCCATTGTCCTAACAAAGTAACATATACTTCGTTGGCTTCTAGTCCAAATGCACTCATCATTGCAAAAGTAAAGTAACCAATAAAGATGGCAACTAATGTCATTGGTCTAATATTCTTAGACAACCAAGAGTCTGATGACATGTCTGATTTAAGTCTATCTGTCAGGTTATTCTGCTCAGTCTTGTATAAGTCAGTGTCATTAGCCATCTTAGCCAACTCACCATCCTGTGCCATTTGAGCCAAGTCAAGTTGTGCTTTAGCTTTAGCTTGTGGGTCAGGAATCAGCTTATCAATCAGTTTACCACCGACATTTAAAAGTGCGTCAAGACCAATCATTGTTTACTCCTAGATAACATAGTTGCTGCGATTTGTAGCATTGCACGAGTCTTTTCTAAATTGTCAGGTGGTGATGCCCAACCAACAGTAATTTGTCCAACGAACCTGCCGGGTTCTGGTGGCACACTAATGCGGCATGTATAACCAACACCTTTTTCAATATACCAAATTCCCATCTCACTTTGTGCGCTTGTGTATTCGCCACAAGGAATTTCATTTGCCATCAGCTTAACTACATCGGCGTTGTTAGATGCATTCTGAGTAAACAATCCAACGTCAAGGCCGTCATTAGTTTTGTCACGACCTTCTCTGGTGTAAGCCCTATGCAATATGCGAGTTCCAAACATACTATTCACTTTAAATACTGCCACTACGACAGCGCCACTTTGTTTGAATAGATGACCAGCAGCATCCTCTACTCTGTCTTCAGCAATTGTTGGAATCTTTTTAGATTCTTTATAAGCTCCAATTAAAAGCTCTTGATTTTGATATACAAAATAACCACTGAAGGTAAGCACTGCCATCAACACCATTGCGAACAGGCGAAAAGGACTACTGACATATGCCAGCACTTTATCAATTATACTAAGACGTTCATCACTCATTTCTGAAAACTACAATTACCCGCACACTGTTCAAGTATCTCAAATGAAAAATAACCAATGGCACCTAACATACTAAAAAAGACAAGTGCTATTAAAACAAGTTCAATAAGCTCATCCATTTCTTTTTTACGCTTTGCTGCTGCTTCTTTTTCACGCCTAGCATCATGGGCAGACTCCACATCCAATGCTGCTGCTCTAGACTTAATCTTATTCCAGACATCGATCTTGCCACTTTGCATAAACAAAAGCTGCAACTCATCCTCAAAGCGTTTGGCTTGATCAAGCGCCATCTCAATCTGGATGGCAGTGCCCATTGATGACTTGGACTTCTTAGCCTGAACAACTGCCTTGCTTGCTGTTGACTTAGCATCGAAGTACTTGCCCAAAACAGGACCAAGCGAAGACACATCGTCAACAGTCTTGCTAACCTTCTTGATTAGCGCAACCGCTGCTTGTATACCTGCTAGCGCTGTTAGAGGGTCAATCATTTCTTTTCTTTCCAAACAAGGCACCAAACGTGCTGTCTATCGGATGACCACGACCATCTCTTGCACTCGTAAACAACGTAGATTGCAGGAGGAGGTGGTGGTAGAGCATCCACTAGTGGCTCTTGAAGTCTTGAATGAAGACGGCTATGGCAGCAACGAGGCCACCAATCCACAGCAAAGGCTTTGCCAGTTTGCTTAAGGTTTCCAGCACTTTGAATGCGCCTTGAGCAGCCATGAAGGCTGTTGTTACATCCTTAGTGCTGTCGCTTAAAGCATCTACCTTAGCTTCAACAGCCACCAGCCTGTCGTATATTTCACGGTGGGTTATGTCTTCAGTCATGGTGCTGGCTCTGGTGGAGGGACTTGAGCCTCTGCCTGTTCTTTAATCTTGACGATCAGAGGCCATACACCGCTGGACGATGGCAATGCCCCAAGCGTTTGCAGGACAAAGTTAATCTCGTTGACTTCAAGTTCCAGCTTCATGCTGCGCTCCAAGGCATACCATCAAGCACAGCAGGAGCAGCCAAGGCAGCAAGCTGGGTATCGAGTGAGGCTTCCATCTCTGTCAAGTCCAGAGCAGATGCTAGCCATGCAAGTACATTGGCTTCAGTGACATTGGCAAATGGGATAACAGTGTCGCCAGCAGTCAGGCCCACAGAGCCGTAGCTGGACGCTGTGTGCTCACCAGAGGTCTTTGATGCACTCCAGTGGACAGTGGTGATGATGCCTGTTGAGGCTTCGCGGTTTAGTTGATTGATAGTGATTTGCATGGTAGTTCCTTCAAGTTAAATATATTCAAATGCCAAATTTAATTAGCCCATCATCCCAATCTTCTTTTGGGACATACGCTCCAAACATCCATAAAACTCTTGATGTATTTCCTATTACCTCAGAAACAGTATGAAGGTGTTCAGATGCTAAGTAGCAATGAAGCTCCCCAATTTCCAGTGATTTGGCCTCACCATTAAGACGCAATACACCTCCACTATCAGCAGCGCGAGTTAGTAGATTACACCGTAATGCAGATAGTCCCATTTTACTTCGTGGGTCTTGATGCTCGTAAACGTCCCCGCCGGGAAAGGTACAAGACACAACAACACCATCTCGCCCATGTCCCTCAATTAGTTTATAGCTGGATATACCGCAGAACTCCCTAATACGAAAAGAAATACTACGCACAATTTCTGGATATTCGTAGCGATTTGCATACAAACGCGATGTAACTCTCTTTGAATAGTTATGATTTCCACGACTAATTCCAACGTCCAACCATTTGTTAGCTACACCTTTGTCTACCCACGCATTTAATTCATCACACTCTTGATGTGTGATAAAGTTTTTGTGACGCTCAAATCGAATATCCATGTTTAAAGTGACTTAGCTAAACCAGCAGCCATTACATTAGTAACGCCAGCGGGGATCATTGAAGGGTCTAGAATATCTTCTTCTCGCTCACCTGTGCGTAGCGCATGGACACAACAAGCAATAGTGTCATCTTCTAACGCCTTGATGAAGTGTGCTTTACCTTTAGTAATATAAATCATGTGCGGCGCTTTAAACTCAGTTATGCTGCCTTCAACATTAACCTCTACACTGCCTTTTGAAAGCAAAGTGATATGGTCAAAGTTATGTACATGACCTTCATTTTGATCACCGGCTTTTACAAAATGCATTTGGCGAATCCATAGATTGCTCACACAAACCATTTTTGTTTCTGGATAACTCATAGATTACTAACCGCAATCGTTGTTGGGTCAACAGTAAGAACATTAAACTTAACCAATGCTGCCGCGACTTTTTTCTCAAACTCAACTTGCTCCCACATTGCCGTGTTGGTATTAACATTTTCTGGTGTAGTGCTATTTACAATTGGTACCACAAGCGCAGCAATATCATCAAACCCTGTTGCATTCGCTAGTTCTTGCTTTCGCTCATTTAACCACGTTGGCGCTCTGTGCTGAATCTCCGCGTCTAACTCAGCTAATGTCAAAAATAACCCATTAACTATGGGTACATCAATTGCATAAGCTGCTACAGCTACACCATCCTGTTTGTATAAAACTTCAATCTGTCCAATGTCTGCGTTGGCAGAAATAATTTGATATTCCATTATGAAATTCCTCCGTTTCGTGTACCCGTTGCTAAATATGTAATATTGGAGTTGCCCGTTATACAGCCGCCTGCTGCGCCGCCAGAACCGCCTGCTCTTGGAGTACCAGCGGTAGTAGTACCTCCAGTAGAACCAGCGCTGCCATAAGAGCCGCCGCTGCCGCCCGCTCCAGAATTAGCACCGCCTGCGCCGCCAGAGCCGTTTGTAGTTTGAGCGCCGCTGCCACCAGCAGAGCCACTGCCTTGCGCTCCAGAACCCCCACTACCGCCAGACCCACCATTTCCACCAAGTCCGCCGCCACCGCCGCCACCACCAGTTTGAAAATTAGTTTTACCTACGTTATATTCAGCGCCACCGCCACCGCCACCGCCACCGCCCCCGCCAGCAATGCGATTATTATTTGTTAAGGTGACTGCGACAGAAACACTTAACGCAAGCCCCCCGCTAGAACCCGCAAAACCGTTAGTAAAGGCTGGGCCTCCATTACCAGCATTCCCGCCTTGCCCTTGGATAGTCCCGTTATTTATAAGCTCAACACCACCGGGGAAAGAACCGTTTATGGTAAGCGCTGGCGTTCCAGTGCTTGTAGAGGAGACAAATATAGAACTATTAATCGTAGCAACAACTTTGCTCGCTTGATTCCACCCCGCATTAACTGCCAATGTTCGCAAGTTTGCGTTGGTTGTATTACTGGAAATAGTAAAAGCAAATTGATTTGACTTGCCACTTAAATTGGTAATGGCAATAGTTGCGGGACTTGCGCCAACACCAGCTAGGGTACGAACAGCAGCGTCATTTAGAGAAATTGTGGCGGTTGAAGATAAGCCTAACTCAGTGTTGATCTGAGAGAACGACATCGAATTGCCGGGTACGACTGGTAGCGCCATGTTTATTTCTCAGCTATAGTTTTTTCTAACGCATCAACTTTGGCGTTCAATTCTTTGATGGCTTCAATCAATAGAGGAACCAAACGCTCGTAGCGAACAGTTAAATAGTTTTCATCAATTGGAGCAGGAGCCACAACTTCTGGCATCACTGCTTCTACTTGCTGTGCTGACACACCAACTTCTAGCTTCTTCTCGTAGCCGTAAGACTGTGCAAGCTCATTGGCTTCGTAGTAGAAACCGTTAAGAGTCTTTACCTTAGACAGCGCATCAGGGATGTTGCCAAGATTGGTTTTAAAACGATCATCCGAAAAGTAAGCTGTGATGTTACCCGTTGCGTAAATAGCACCTGCACCGGGGTCTGATGTTGTACCTACTGAGAATCCACCAACTGAGGAAATACGGGCGCGTTCTGTGTTATCTGTAATAAAGGTAAACGGTACACCTCCCGTTGATCCAATTTTTACAAGACCTGAGCTTGCTACAAACTCTCCTGCTGAAATTGTTGCGCCTGTTCTTTCTACACGAACAGTAGCGTCTGCTGCTCTTTCAACTTCTAATCCAGTACCAGAAGTAAATGCTGGAGAACTTGTCCCAATACCCACATTGCCGCTGGAGTTGATACGCATGCGTTCTGTTAAGGAAACCGCGCCTGCGTTTGTATAAAATAATAAAGAACCGGGATTACCCGCTGATGGCTCTTCATTCATGGCGCTTATTTGTGCCATAGTTCTACGAACAGCGGTAACACTAAACGAATCAAACCCAATATTTATTCTATCAAGAGCAGTTATTGTTCCTGTATGCGCTAATGACAATAATGTTTGGTCTGCGGATGTTCTAGGTGCTTCAATACCTAATCTTGGTGCAGTTCCTTGAAAAGCCGCTGTAGGATTAGTAGTACCGATTCCCACATTGCCCGATGTATCAACCCTGACGCGCTCACTGCCTCCTGTGTAGAAGGTCATTGGTAGGTATGTGCCTGTGCCTGAGATAGCAGAATTAAATCTAGCTTCTGTTCCAGAATTGGTAACACCCATAAACAAAACAGAGGTGTTTGCCAAGTCTAAAGCATTACCATAAGAACCAAAATTTGCATTAGTTCCTGTGCCGTTTGGCATGATGCCAAAGGTTGTGGTGGTATTGACTGTGCTTGTCTGCAACATCACCCGATTTGCAACCGTTGCATTACTAAAGTCGCCAGTGATGCGGTTGCCTGTGCCTGTGAAGGTCAGGTTGCCTGAGTCGGTAAGGCTAGGAACAGTAAGCGCCCCTGTCATTGTATCACCAGACTTGGCTACATAGTCTGTACCAGACAAAGCAGAGCGTGTCCAAGCAGAGCCTGTCCACAAATACAACTCGCTGCTTGTGCTGTTCCAATACAATGCGCCAGTAAGCAAAGCATTGCCATCATTGTCAACAGAAGGAGCAGAAGCTTTGCTGCCTAAATATCTATCATCAAAGGAGTCATAGCTGGCAGCAGCATTAGAGGCTGATGTAGAAGCAGCGGAAGCAGAGCTAGAAGCGTTAGATGCTGATGTAGATGCATTGCTCTCAGAAGTAGCAGCGTTGCTAGCAGAGGTGGCAGCAGCGGCAGCAGAAGTGGCAGCGGCTGTAGCGCTACCTAAGATGCCATCAACATACAGCTTGGTAGTTGCGTCAGCATTATCAGTTGGTGTACCCAATCCTGTAATCTTGCTTGTACCCATAGCAATTGCACCAGACATAGTGCCACCAGATAGCGACAGCTTCAGTGCGTCAGCAGTGTCAACATATGTTTTAGTCGCAGCGTCTTGATTTGCTGTTGGATTGCCTAAGCCAGTGATCTTGCTAGTGCCCATAGCAATAGCGCCAGACATTGTGCCACCAGACAAGTTGAGCTTCAGTGCGTCAGCAGTGTCAACATAAGTCTTGGTGGCAGCATCTTGTGCCAGCGTTGGATCACCCATTCCGGTGATCTTGTTAGTCCCCATTGCGATAGCACCAGACATAGTGCCACCAGCAAGTGGAAGCTTAGCGGCAATGGAAGTTGTTACAGTGGTGGCAAAGTTGGCATCATCACCCAATGCGGCAGCAAGTTCATCCAGAGTGTCTAACGCTCCGGGAGCAGCAGCTACTAAGTTGCTGATAGAAGTATCTACATATGTTTTAGTCGCAGCGTCTTGTGCAAGTGTCGGATCACCAAGACCAGTGATCTTGTTAGTACCCATAGCAATTGCACCAGACATGGTGCCGCCACTGAGGTTTAGTTTTAATGCGTCAGCAGTGTCAACATATCCTTTAGTAGCAGCATCTCCACTGTTGGTTGGTGATGTAAGATTGGTAATGGTGGCAGCAGTGCCAGCATCCATATTCAAGCCACCGTTAATGGTGACATCATTGAATGTCGATGTGCCGGTAGAGGCTGTGACATTACCAGTGACATTACCAGTGACATTGCCGATAACAGCACCAGTGTGCGTACCAGCTGTATTACCAGTGACAGCACCAGTAAGGCCACCAACAAAACCTGTGCTGGCTGTAATAGTTGTGCCAGTAATTGCTTGAGCAGAAGAACCACCAATCACTGCACCATTAATCGTACCTGCACTGATAGCAGCAGATGCAATGGTTGCAGCGGTGTTAACAGTGAGGTTGGTGAGAGTGGCAGCAGCTGGTGTAGTTGCACCAATTGTAGTGGCATCAACAGTGCCACCGTTAATGTCAGCAGTATCAGCAACCAAGCTATCAATGTTTGCTACACCATCAATGTACAGGTCTTTAAACTCAAGAGAGCTAGTGCCAAGATCAATATCGTTATCTGTGACAGGAACAATGGCACCGTCTTGAACACGCACTTGCTCGACAGCAGCAGCAGCAACTTCAACAAATACACCAACACGATTGTTGCCGGTGTCTACAGCAACTTTGTTAAGAGCGTCAGAGTCTGCAATCAAGGTGACATAGTTACCCTCAGTGGCGCTACCATCATGGCGGTGACCACCAGCTAACAGGAACGCATCACGCAACGCATTGAGTTCGTTATTGATTGGGGCTGCTCGTACAACGGCGGTGGGCACGATGTCGGCAGCTGATTGTCTTTGATATCCAGCCAAGATTATCTCCTGTCGTTAAATGAAAAGTTCAAGACCATACCTTGAATGTTATGACTGGCATTTGTATCAAATGTCACATACTTAAATGAAACAGAGAAACCAGAACCTGAAATGTTTGTCTTCACCACTGGTGAAGGATTACCATCGTATATAACGCCACTATCGTATACAGCAGTATTATAGTACGCTGCTGCACCAGCCGTTGTTATAGCATAGTTTGACGGATTAAAAACATTAACGCTGTCTTCAAAGTCATAAGATACAGAAAATACAATGTTAGTGCTTCCTTCGCTACGCAAGAATGTAGTTATATTGTAGAAGTTCTTGCGGATAGTGGGGTCTTCAAAGTAGAAATATGGAGTTTGATAGATGCTAAGGATTTCACGAGTATCAAAGTTGCTACCAGTTTCTTGCTTATAAACCTTACCATTAGACGCGCCATGAATAATAATTTCATTAAAACCAATGTAGCCACTGGTAGCGCATGACACCACCATGTCAAACAACAAGCTGTATTCAAAAGCACTACCACGATCTGTCTTACGGATGCCGCCAAGAAATCCAAACAATCCTTCAGTTGGCAACATAAATCGAAACTGACTCTTCTTATTTAGCACGATCATGCTAACTGTTTCAGTGTCAATGCTACCCGCAACTAGTTCATCTACAATCGAAACAACAGTACTTTGTACCTGTTTAGAAATAGTCTCAAGTTCAATGTCACCAATACGAGCAGTGCCAGAGATTGGCCTAAAGCCGTCATTACTAAGAAATACTAAGTTACCAGCAATCTCAACAACACTATCAGAAGCAACACATCCAAGGTTGCTAGTTACTTCTTCAATTTTGAAGTCTGCAATACTTGTTCCAGAAAGACGATTGATTGCGTTCTTACCAAAAATGTATAGCGACTCACGAAAGCTTTTAATTTGTACAATTGGAAAACCAACATTGATAACACCAGCACCATTGGCTGGAGTGAAGTCTGTTTCAGCTAGCGGTGCAGAGAAATACAAGTTGTAAGGATCAGTTGTATCACCGGCTAGAAATAAATGATTAGCAAACTGTGTTACAAACTTAGGTTTTGCTGGTGCTGGTGAAGCAAGCTGTGTGTAAGTCGTACCATCATAGACAGCAGCACGATTGATACCATCTGCCAGTATCATCTTATTAGTACCCCAAGACAGGTTCTCAAAGCGAACCTTCTTGACACCAACCATTGTTGGACTACCAGCAAGGGTAATGGCAACCCATGCAGACGTAGAAGTATTCCAGCGATAGAAATAATCAGTTGATGGAGATGTAGGCTTACGGCAAGCAAATATCCCATTGTTAAGATTTTCAGAGATGTTTACACCAAGTACAGAACCTTCGCCGGGAACTGTGCCATATGTATTTGTATAGCCACTAATGCGGCGATATCCACCAGTGATAGATGGCTCATAATTAACAAGCTGAAGGCCGCTGCCGGGATACAACTCTCCCTGAGCCAGCATGTCCTTGTTGGTATCTAAGCCCCCTTGACAGCTTACTTTATATGCCTGAATCTTATCAGCCATTCAGCACCCTGAAGGATGTGATTGGCTTCATAATCATTGTAGAACGCATGTACAATGGCTCATCCATGAGCAAGCGGCGCATACCTTTGATGCCTTGTTCAAACTTGTCTTTATGAATGGCAGCGCTTTGTTCATTGCTACGGAACAGCATCATGAACATCATAGCACCGTCAATGATTACATTGTTAAAACGCTCTGGAATAGAGCAAACGCTTGAGAACAAAGTTAGAGAAGCTGGAAAGCTCCAGTATTTATATTCAATGATATAAGCTTGGTCTGGTGGTGGAGACACAAGAAACTTTGATTCTTGAGTCTGGCTAACTACACTAGTCGGACCATATCCACCTGTGCCACTTGTTTCATCTTGACCACGATGCTTATCTACATATTCAACATATGTAATGACAGGCAACTTGCCGGGTTCATTGCTATCGTTGAGCTTCTTAATGTAGAAGCTTTCCCAATCAACACTGCTCAAGTCAGATGGAAATGAATAAGATGCTTGACCTACAGTGAGAGTCTGTGGATATGTAATAAGTGTGAAAGGCCATTCTTGTCCAGAATGAAGCACTTCCCTTATGGATGAATTGATGGAGTCTTTAGCAAGAGCTTGGACATTACGGGCAGCAGCGAAGTTGGTAGAGTCAAGCTCTACTTCATTCAAGCGGCGCAGCAATTCATTCGTAAGAGCAAGGTAGGTTGATGACATATTTGTTATCTGGAAATAGGAAATAAGAAAGCCCCTTGTGAGGGCTTCCTTGTTTACTAGCTATTAAGCCAGTTGGTCGCGGTCAGCAGCGCCGGGAGCATCGTTGTCAGACACATCCACAATCAAAGCCCACACCCGCACTGTTCCAGCGGAGATAGCGGTGGTCGAAGTGGCGATCAGCAAGTCAATGGTGTCAGCACTAGCACCAATTACGACAGGCTGGAAAGCAGCAGCGTTTTGAGCAAAAGCGCCAACTGAGGTAGCAGCAGCCAGCGTAGCGCCGTCAACAAAGTTATCAGCGTCAATGCCAGTGACACCAACGTCAATAGTAACGTCACCAGTGATGGTGGCAGTCACTTCGTAACCAGCGTTCAACACAACGGATTGTGCAGGAACGTCAATTGCTTCGATGACATCAGCAGCAGCCAACGCGCTACCTTTAGAGGTGGTAGCAGTTGCGAAGTTGATGGTTTTTTCAACCACATAAGGGAGACGACCAAGCGAACGGGAATGGTGTTGCCCATTACCAATACCGCTGGAGAGATCAATAGTTGCCATGATAAATTTCCTTTGTTAAGAGTTTGAAACGAAGAGGGCCGAAGCCCTCCTCTGTTGCTTTAAGCTACGTTGAACTTGGCAGTGACCAGAGCTTCAGGACGCAAGATTTTGCGACCATAGAGGTGCATGCCGCGAACAATGTCAGCGAAGCTGTCAGGGTCACGATATGTCTCAGTCTTGTTGATCTGCTCAGCAGAGGCAACAGCGCTGTCATGACCAGCAACGATCACACCATAGTTGGAGTTCTGGTTAGCAGTACCAGCAGTGCCGGGACCAGTGCCAACCTTTGGCAGGTTGTTAGACACATACACCTTGAAGCCATGCAGGTTGTTCAAGATCAGGCCGTTTTGCAGACCAGAGCCACCAAAGTCGCCATTCAGCAAGCGGCTATCTTCGTCTTTCAGCATCTCGACCAAGATTGGGTCAAGCACCAACCAACGACCATTGGTGTCCACGTTCTGTTGGTCGAGCAAACGACCCATACGAGCGATCATCATCAATGGGGAAGCGGTGGCTGTAGGCAAAGCAGTAGCGCCGGGAAGGCGTGGTGCGATAGGGATCGAATGATCGCCAGCGGAAGCAGTGGTGATGTTGGTGAAGCTGCTTTTGATCAACTTCATTGTAGTCAACAGTTCATCAGAGCCAGCGGTGGAGACAGCTTTGGTGCCAGACACAGTGGTGTTGACAGCATTAGCAACGGCACCAATGGTAGACTGTGAGTAGCCAGACAGATAACCCAAGATTTCAGCATCGAACTGATCCTTGAGGCGATAGCCAGCACGATCAGTTGCCATCTGCATGAAGTTGACATGCGAGTGAGCAGCTTCAATATCGTCCATCTTGAACGAGAAATAGTTGGCCTTGTCAACTTGGAGGGTGAAGTCACTGTCTTCCAAGTCTTGCGAAGTCACTTGTGTGCCACGAGCGTAGGCATTGACGGTGATCTCTGGCTCTTTGATAACTTTAACGCTATCGCCATAAGAATTGATTTCACCGAAGTAGTCGGTATTAGTGATTGCTTGAACCACAGATGATTTGCGGAAGGCTACTTGTACCTTCTTACTATAGATAACTGGCGAAAAATTGCCATTGGGTAGATTGCCATAATTGGCAGCTGATTGAAAAGCCATGATAGTTTCCTTTATATTAGGCTTGAAACATTCACAGGTATCAGTCTATCGGGCCTCAATACTATAGGTGGTCAACAAAAAATACACTAGTTATATTTTCAACTGACGGCTAACGATGTAGGGTTATCGGGTAACTTGTTACTTGCGATACTAAACCGTGGTTACTAAAAGAGCTACTTTTTTCACCACGGAATTAAGGTAAGTTATATTACATAGTTATAAACTTGTCAAGTGTTATCGAGCGCCACCGGACAAATCACGAATAAATGTACCATTACGCATGGATGCAACAATGGCTTCTTCATTAGCCTCATATTGTTGAATCGTCATTTTGTCAACTTGACTCTCTGAAAATACACCTTCTGTATTAGTAGCTGATGGTGCATTGCGTTCAAAGCGAGTATTAACACTACGCGCAGCGTCTTTAATGTCATCTTTCTTAGTACGAGTCTTGATGCCTTTATCAGCTTTGTACAAATCAATGGCACGAGAAGCGGCAACAGCGTCAGTATCGTTCTCATACAGGGCTTGTTGCAGCCATTTAGGTTGCTGCTCCACCCAATCATGGAACTCATCGTCCTGTTTAATCTGAGCAAAGTCTGGATGCAGACGCATTAGATCGGCTTCAGCCTTATCAATCAGCGCTTGTTTCTCAAGATCATCAATGCGTTTGAGTCGTTCTTCAATACCCTGAGATTGTTCCTTTGCCTTCTTCATGGCAATAGTTTCAACAATCTTTGCAACATCTGGATATGATTGCATCCATTGGGCAAGATCAGCTTCACTTGATGGAAGCTTCATTTCTTTAGCAGCTGTCTTCTCAAGTTGTTCTTTTATAGAATCAAGTTGAGTTTGCAGATCGTGCTGAATCTTTTGTGAATGCCTACGCAGATCACCATACCGCTTCTTGAAAGTCTTCTCTTCAGCATCAGTTGGTTCTGGACCATCAAGGTCATCGTCTTTCTTAACAGGCTCAACTGGTGGAGCATTACGCTTCTCTTCCAATTGGCGAATCTCTTCTTCATCCTGTTCGATACGATCAGTATTCTTATTACGTTTAGCAAAGGCAGCAACTTTTACTTGTTGCGGTATTACGACATCTGTCATTTAGTTTCCAAAGGTTGGGGCTAATGTAAGCCAAGCTCTGCTTGGGGAATAGGTAGCCATTAATGGTGGGAAGATATTAATTACTAGCCAGCCCACCACTGGTTATAGTATTCATATTATACACTATTATCTAGAAGCAAGTCCTCTTTTAGATTTAACAACAACATTCTTTTTCTTTTTTATGAAGCCGCCTTTATAGTTGGCGTAGGATTCGCCGCTAGACTGAGTTTCAGAACCACTGTAGCCACCATAATCGCTAGCGTTGTAGCCGCCACCGCTGGGGGTTGAATCCTGATTTTGTTGAGTTAGCTCAGTAAATCTGAAACTTTCTTGGGCAGCTTGACGGGCTGCCTCTGCTTGTGCCTCTGCTTGTGCATCAGCGTTTTGCTGGTTTAACTCAGTAAATCTGAAACTTTCTTGGGCAGCTTGACGGGCTGCCTCTGCTTGTGCAGCTTCAGCCGCTGAATTCATGTCGGCAATTTCACTGGCTCTAAATAATTCTTGAGAAGCTTGGCGTACAGCTTCTTCACGGTTGAAAGGTGATTCGGTCTGTCCTCTAATGTCAGCAACTGACCTTGGCACCGCATCTTCAACTTCTGCAAGATTTGGGTCTTGTCTGCTACCAAAAGTATTTGCAATGGCACCAACAATTGGGCTTGATATAATACTCGGCAGTGCGTTAATGAGTCCTGCTCCGGGAACAACAACGTTTACAACTTGTTGCAGGAAATCATTGACTTTCCCCATGCGTTCATTTCTTTGGTCTTCAGTTTCTTTGGCAAAGAAGTCAAGAGTTTGTTGACTTAGAGGCTGGTCAATACCTCCACCACCACCACCACTACTACCAGCGCCAGCATTAGCACGAGCAGCTGCGGCAGCGGCTGCATCTTCAGCTTCTTTACCAACCTTTTGCTCAACTGGTGTATCCGTCTGAGTGAATCCTTCTGGAATCGCAGTTAATGGTTTATCATTAATGTATGTAACATAAATGACACGACCATCGGCATGTTTAAAATAACGAACATCAACAACTGGATTGAATTTCATTCCTTCTGTATACTGACCTGACATAAAACCACCAGCAGCCATCTTAACTGTCTGCTCTTCGTTATCAACCTCAGACATAATCTCATCAATGCTGCTGTTGAATTCATCGTCTTCTTCAAAAGCTTCGTTAGCCTTTGGAGCTTCTTCAGCATTACCCATCTGACCAACTTCTTCCATTCGTTTCAAACCTTCTTTGGCAGCATCACGAATCTTCATCAGTTTCTCAAGACCAATGTATCGAACAACATCAGCAGGAAGAACAAACTCGCCCGGACTCAGACTTGCGTCAATGTCATCACGCACTTCTTCTTTAAGAGAACCAGTGGGAACATCATTGCCAGAAACAGGGTCAACAGCGCCACCCTCTTCCATCATGCCACCATCAGCAAGCATGCTGTCTGTTTGTGCAACAGCGCCGCCTTCGGCAAAGGTTGGACTAGTCGGTTGTTTTTGATCAATTTTAAACATAGGATTATCTGGTGTTGTCTTCTTAACATTCTTTGCCATAACTAGTGGTCCAATCTGTACAACTTCATCGGCAAAGGTAACTGGCAAGCCATCTGCCTTATCATAAAAATAACTGGCTCGATATGGATTCATACCGACCTGTGTCCATTCAGGGTCTTTGAATATCTTCTCAGCAAAAGTCTTTGCGTTGTCTGGATTGTGAGGAACCCAATCACCAAAGATACGAGCAATGGTAGCCTTACCCATACGACCACCAGATGCAAGCGGTTTACGCCTTGCAATGTCAAGCGCCACCTTTGGGTCAGATACAAACTCAACATTACGCAGCACTGCTGTCTTAGCATATGCAACAGCTGCACCGCTTTTCTTAGTGCCATCATGCAGAGAAACAACCCATGTGTCGTAGTCGTTGTAGGCAGGAATATCAAGGCGAGAAGACACTCGCTCTCCTGCTGGTATCTTTAAGTTGAGTCCAACAATACCCTTCTTGACTTGAGAGTCAGTGAGAGCGCCGCTGATGTCCTCATACGCTGGCATATCTGGAACTTTGTCTAGCGCAACAATCGGTTGCTTATCTTTAGAGATTTGTCTAAACTGTTCGGATGTAATTTTGTTTTCAGAAAGCTGCTGTGCTGCGTCTTCAATTTCTGGTAAGAGCTTAGAGCGCTGTGACTTCTTATTAACACTACGCCATGCTTCTTTCTTCTCTGGTGTCATACCAAGAGCTTCGAATGCATCTTTGCCAGTTTCAGCAATCAAAGGTGGCTCAACACCTAAGTCTTCTGTACGATCAAGTCGTGGTGCAACAAAGGAAGACTTAGTAGCCTCTGGAGTTTTAACAACACCAGAAATAGATTTGGTTGCAACTGGTGCAGCCTCTTCAAGTGTTTCACCAAGAACTTTAGGAGCTATGTCATCTACTTTCTTTACAGCAGACTTCACCATTGGTTTAATAAGTGCGCTAGCAATACCCATCACTTATCCCCTTTAGCAATTTCATCGCGCAGATGTTTCAATTGTTTCAAAGCCATAACCGCACCCTGAGCGCGATAGATATCAACAGGCTCAACAGATGCTTCAAGCTTACGAATGTTCATGTCAATTTGAGCATCAATCATTTCTTGAAAGGCTTCCCATTGAATGTTGTTGTATGCAAAGGGTTTAAGCTTAGAAAGCCAAGGCTTCTCTACGATCATTGCATTGGCCCCATTGCAGCAGCAGCACCGGCAGGAGCGCCACTAAAGCCATCCATGCCGGGAGCAGGGGCTTGACCAACACCGATGTTGCCACCGCCACCACCAGATGTATCCATTGGTGAAGGAGGACCGCCAGCAGCCGCTGGAGCAGCGCCAGCCATTGGCTCAGGGGGTTGCATACGTTGAAGCACAAGAGCCTGTCGTGCAGCTTCATCCATGTTGTTGCTAACAAGATCAGGATCGAGGTCCATGCTCTTAGCAATCTCACGAATGATGTAAGGCATCTTAGCAAATGGAGCAAGTGTTGGATTCTGTACAACTTGCAAGAACTGAAGCAGACGCTGACTACGAACTTCATTTTGCATCAAGCTCTCTGTACCACGCGCCCTCACTTCTAAATCTCCAGCAGCTTCAGCATCGTAGTCAAACTGCATATTGAAACTGAAGAACGCCTCACCCATTGGACGGAGCAAGTAGTCATCAATGTTCTTAATCACAGTTTTGATACCGCCAGAAGCAGCGTTCATCAACATTGAAATACCACTGGCTGTACGACCAACACCTGCTACACCTGTTTGTCCATGCGAGAACGATGGCAATCCTGTAGACTCATCAGCAAGCTGACGCGCCTTGTCAAACATTTGCATGTTCTCTTGCGACACGTTTGGAAACTTTGTACCAAACAACGACTGACCCGGAGCGCCGCCTTGACGGCGAAAGATTTTGCCGGGGAAAATTGACATGTCTTGACCCGGCACCAAATTGGTTTCATCAATCTCAAACACCAAGTTGCCAGACAGCACAGCATTGTCAACACCCATACGCATGAAGCCATTCATCAGCGTCTGTGTATCGTCCATGTTTTCAGCAATGCCAATACCAAAGATGGAGTAGGGATTGAGTTCGTATGGAACGGCATAATATGGAATGCGAGAAGGCTTGAATGGATTGAGGACAAGTCGAATAACCTTGCCATTGCAATACCAGATGTTGGCTTGCAAATCATCATAGTCTTTAAGTTCTTTGGGAATGGTGATGTCATTAGCAATCAGCAACTCAACGCTGACATTGCCCCAATACTCATGCACCTCAAAGCGCTCAACGCCATAGTTTGGAGCAAAGTCATTGAGGTCATCTTCCCAATACTTCTTGGTATAGTTCTCACCCTGTGCCACCACTTCGTCAATGACATTCTTACGGAACATCGGACGCTTCTTCAGAGCAAGCACTTGTGTCTTACTCATCTTGTGACGCTCAATTATAAACTGTGCTTCCCCAGTATTATTAGCATCGGGGTCTGGATAGAAGTCCCACACACTAACATGGGATGTTTGTGGTATTGTTTTAATAGTGGGTGAATACTCACCCTTGTCATCCCACTTAGCATATTCTTTATCAACGCCAAATGGACCCTTCATCACGCCAGTGCCAAACAATGCCATCTCAAATGCAGCTGAACGCAGTTGCTTGTTAGCATTGCTTTCATCCAGCTGATCCAATATCTTCTTCTGCATCTTCTTGGCAGCAACCATTGACGGACTAAATGTCAACGAGGTTGGTGTAACTCCAGCGCCTTCAATAACCTTCTCATCCTTCAGCGTATCCTTCAGAGGACCAAGACGCTCAAGCAACGATTGCACAGTGGCACCGGGAGGTAAGCCTTTACCATCGCCTTTGTATCCAAACAAAGCGCCAGCATCTGGTGTCTCTGCCGGTTGGCCTTGACCAGACTTGTCAGCGGTTTCAATGTGAACGTGTTCGGCTATGCCTTCTGGTAAGATGGTGGGTTCAATTGAAAGGGGGAAGCTGTTGTTGGCAAATAAGACATCGGTGATTTGACCATATGCAGCCAGCGTCTTAGTCTTAGTTACTTTGATAAATACACGAGACTTCTCAGCTTCAGTGAACTTAACATCAGGGGAATAGATACCTCGATAGTTGCGGTATGCCCTCAGCCAACGCTGTTCATCATAACGGCGACTTTCTTCAGCGCGGGTAAATCTTTCTTGAACAAAAGAGATAATGCCATTGCCAGCAAAAGCGTCTTGGCCTTGCTTGCCGTCTTCAAGCCCAACGGATTTGTCATCCATGAATGGTGTATCGTTATTAGCCATAAGTTTTTTAGTATCCAAAGGTTGTATCTGCGACAGTTATACCACGCTTTTGACTACTTGGGTCATAATCAAAAATTGAGCCACTTCTAGGCCGCGACATAAGTCCATATCTCAAAGCATCATAGCTGTGATCGTTCTTCACTTTAGTATCAACGTCTTCAGGGTTTGTTTTGTCCAAAGGAATCGTTGGCAAATCAGCAATCAATTGTGTGCAGCTGCTAAAGATTGTCATTCGTGGCTTCTCAGTGAAGGTATCAACCTGTAAACGCCGATGCACTTCATTCTTACCAGCCACCCTGCTGCCAGCGCTGCGATCAGCGGGTCGCCATCGACAACCACGCATTATCATGCGCTCAGCAATTGAAGGGCCAGTATCACCACGTTTATGCCAAGTAGAACTATCAAGAACTCCATACCGTATACTTTCATTTTGTTCAAGATTTAGCACCATAGCAGCCAAATCTTCTGCCAATACCTTGGTAACATACAGTTCTCTGTACACTACAATGGACTCATCTGGTGCTACAGCAAACCATAAAACACAGGAAAAACTGCCATATCCGTAGTCACAAGCCCTGAATTTAGTCCAGTTATTGGGTATATTATAGGGGTCAACTACATGAATATCCCTGTTAAACTCACTAAATGCTGCACCTTCTGCTACATCCCAGCTACCTTCAAGCAATTGTTTACGCTGATTCTCTGGTAGAGACAGCAACATAGTCTCATAATCACCAGAAGCTGCCAGTGCAGGGTTGTCATACAGCTTAGCAGGGATGAATCTACGCTTAAACAGGGGTTGGCCTTCACGGCTATGCCCCTTTGGGTACACCATTGTCTCACCTGTCTCAATATCGGTGGCATAAAACGCTTCACCGAATGCGGCAGGGTCAATAAACATCTTCTTTACCCACGAATGTCCCGGACCGCCGGGGTTAGTGGTCGCTCTCATGTACACTGGCAGGTCAGATGCACCTGTTCGTAGTCGAGAACGCATATAATTCCACGCAAACGGGGTCTTCCACTGCGTCAACTCATCAAAACCTACCCAAGAGAAGCTCAAACCCTGATATCGCATGACATCTTCGTCCCTATCTAGGAAGGACATCCACAGTTTGGCACCAGATGGGGCTTCCCACTGCATCCTACGCTCACTCCACTTGATGCCGGGGATGATTTTGGGGTATATCTCCTGACTTTTCCAGATCAGTTCACGAAGTTCCTCTGTAGTGTGGCGCAACAGTAGGCCAGAAAACTGAGGATGGTACATATAACGCAAC